ATGCTTGCTAACTTGAATCGTTATAAAATCGTATTGGCATCTAATTCTCCACGGCGGAAAGAGTTGATGACCGGCTTGGGGGTAGATTATGTGGTAAAAACATTGCCTGATGTCGATGAGTCTTATCCCGACTCTCTGCAAGGCGAAGAGATTCCGCTGTTCATAGCCCGTGAGAAAGCGGCCGCTTATCAGTCTGTGATGCACCCGGAGGAACTTTTGATAACTGCCGATACCATAGTCTGGCACGAAGGTAAGGCACTTGGGAAACCTTCCGGACGTGAAGATGCCATAGAGATGTTGCGAAATCTTTCCGGTAAGTCTCATCAGGTGATCACTGGGGTATGCCTCACCACCTGTGAGTGGCAAAAGAGTTTCGCTGCTGTGACAGATGTCCGTTTCGCAACACTTGATGAAGACGAAATTATTTATTATGTCGATCACTATCAGCCAATGGACAAAGCCGGTTCGTATGGCGTGCAGGAGTGGATCGGTTTTGTCGGGGTTGAATCCATTTCCGGCAGTTACTTCAATGTAATGGGGCTTCCGGTGCAAAAACTGTATAGAGAACTACTTAAGATATAGCTTGTTAGTTGTAATTTACTGTTTCTCTTTGTATTGCGCAAAGATAGCATATCTAAATTAATTTGCTATCTTTGCGCAATTGTTTTACGAACGTTTTACGAAAAACAGGAATGCACGATTAAATGTTTTACAACGATGGCTACAGTTAAAATAATCATCCTCAAGCATCAAAGGCGAGAAGATAATACCTGGAATGTGAAGATACGGATTACGCACGAACGTCAATCTTCATATATTGCGACCACTCACTATGTGGGAAGTGAGTTGATAAACAAGAAGACTTTTGAGCTAAAAGAAAGGAATAATCCGATTTATGACCAAGTAATGCTCGATGTTCTTAAAATTAGAGCCGAACTTTCAAAATTGGGTCACTCTATTGATTTGTATTCTGCTAAAGGATTATGTGAACTGATGAAAGATAAACTTTCTAATAAGCCTGAAGGAATTAACTTTTTCGACTTTGGTTATGCTTATGCGGATAAGGTTTTGAAAGAAGGTAGGCGGATAGGGGAAAATTATCGAATTGCTATTAGCAAGTTTGAGGCATTCGTGGGAAATCGAAATTTATGTTTCTCGGATATCACATCTTCTCTCTTAATTAAATTTGAAGAAGATTTAAAGAGTCAACGGTCAAAATGTGGTATTGGAAATATTTCTGATTCTGGGGTTCGGCTTTACATGTCGAAGATACAAGCGTTATTTAATCGGGCAAAGCTTGAATATAACGATGAAGATGTCGGAATAATCCGCATTTCCAATAATCCCTTTGCTAAATACAAAATTCCAAAGCAACCGATTACAAGAAAGCGTTCTTTAACGGATGAACAGATAAGAGCTATAAAAGAGTATCGAATACCGGAAAATATGTTGGGTGTCATTATTGCCAGAGATGTGTTTCTGATGTCGTTCTTTATGGTTGGAATGAATACCGTTGATATGTTTTATTTGAATCCTCCTGTTGATGATAGATTTGAGTACGAGCGGAGGAAGACAAGAACCAGGCGGGATGATAGGGCTTTTATTTCCATTAAAGTAGAACCGGAGCTTGAGCCTTATTTGGAAAGATATAAGGATTCAGTAGGGGATAGAGCGTTTAATTTCTTTATAAGATATGCGAGCCATAAGCAATTTGTGCATAAGGTGAATCTTAATCTGAAAAAGATCGGGAATGCTTTAGGTATTCCCGATCTAACTCTTTACGCTGCGCGCCACTCTTGGGCTACAATAGCAAGGAATGACTGCGGTATTTCGATGGACGATGTAGCAACGTCATTGAATCATAAGTCTGGGTATAATGTCACAGACACTTATGTTAAAAAGGACTGGAGCAGGATTGATAAGGCAAATCGGAAGGTAATTGATTTTGTGTTCCATCCAAAAAAGAAGGACGAAGAAAAAGCCGGGGAGTGATGCCCGGCTGGCTTTACTTCCTGGCATATATCACATCTCCTAAATAGAGGCGGTTTCCTTCTATTCTATACTGTTTTGTTTCAGAATTGCCGTTTTCATATTTGACATGGTAAGTGGTTTCGGTTGCACTCCAAGTGAGCCTTAGTACATTTTCCACTTCTCCGGCGTAGGTTCCGGTCCATTTCCCTGTCCCGTCTTTTTTGAGGTCAAGATAGAAAATCTCGACATCATCATCTATGGATATCCAAGATCCGATTAACGGAGAGTTGTTGTCATCTGATTGATCGTCACTGGAACACCCACCAAAGAGGAGGGGTAGTAATAATGTTAATGCGAATAAATACTTTTTCATTGTATATTAAAAGTTTAGATTATTTTTTATCGGTTGAATATAATAGGACTTTCAAATAAAGTTTTAACTATACTTACTTATAATTTTTTATAGTGAGGGCGAAGTGTTAATATTATGATTTACATATAATAGAATATACCTTATCGTATGAATCTAATTTCTCAGAATGTAATTCCATGTCTAATTTTTTTGTCCTTTTTGAAAAGTATTTAACTACTTTATTGTACTCTGAGCGGTAATATTCATTTCTTTCTTTATAATCTAAATTATCTTCGTCCCCATATTCTTTGATAGTCTTATTGAAGAGTTCTATCACACTTTTGTAGAACGCCTTTTGATATAACTCAAAAGCTTCCATTTTATTTCCGTTCAGGGCTTTTGTTTGAGCTTCGGTAATTAGCAAATCTTCCGGCTTGGTTTCCAGCTTTTGCTTAATGTTGTTTACGTCATTCGTCATTCCCCATATTTTGAAGAAGAGAATGATTTGCAGTACTCCAAATACGAGGAGTACGATAGTTAAAAAGTCAATCATAGCTTTAATTATTTAGTTTGTTCTTTAATTCTTTAAATAAATCCGGGTTCTCTAATTCTCCCCAGTAGTATTTCTTATAGCTGTCCCGGTCAAAACTTTGTTTCTTCTCATAAACGATTAAGCATTGTTTATCACAGAGGACTATTACAGTCGATTCAAGGAGGCAAGCGTATGAGCGAGCTTGCAAAAATGCCTCTTCTACCTCTTGGTTGTTCTTCATGTAAAGTTTGGCTTCAATCAACACTTTGGACTTTTCCTCATCCGGCTTATTTTCATAATGCAAAGCGTAATCTGGGAATATCCGGTGCCCACGTCCTGCATGTATTGGCAATTGGCGAATGAAGTCTTTATTTTCATACCATCCCATAGAGTTAAGCAATGGTTCTAATAGTTGTAGTTCTACATCCCTTTCTTCTTTTATATTCACATTCTCCGGCATGGTCGGAGCGTACAACTTGGGTAAAATGTCGGTATCAAATCCTTTGGCTTTTATCATACGGAGTAGTTCTGAATAATCCTCGCTACTCATTGGCCATCCGTTTACTCCCTGGAATTTCTTTCTAATAAGAGGATGCTTCGAAAAGTATTCATCTGCTTGTAGTTCTTTCAGGGTGATATGAGGAATGTCTATTTTGCCACTTATATAAGTATTGCTGTAGTAGTGGAAGAACGGGTCTATTACTCCATCTGTTTGAGCGATCCAAAAGCAAGTGATTGCGCTAACTGGTGATGTTTCGTAGTGAATTAGAATATCACCTTTCTTGGTTTCAGAATTAGCCTGCCAAAAGGTTGTATCAAAAATTTCGACAGGGTCAATGAGCCCTCCAATAAACCATGCTTGCGATGCTTGTGGTATATCTGTTTTTTCTTTGGGTATGAAGTTGGGTGCAAAGTTATATAGGAAAGCACATAATTCGGCAGGGGAAAGATTATTTTCTGTTCTAAACAGATAAAATGTCTCACATAATTGCCAGTAATACATACATCGGGCATTATAGTCTGATTTCTTTGGCACAACTGGTAGTTCTATTTCAAAGACATCCGCTATCTTGTTTAAATCGAAGAAGCGATAAACGAAAATATTAGGAAAATAAAACTCAGAAGAAAAATAATACATGAGAAAAGAAATCCATACATTATTGTTCAACATAAAAGAGTAATCATTAGGTGGTATTATGATTTTTCCTTCCTCTGAAACTCCTGTATCAATAGTCTCTAAATATTTCTCTTTAGATTTTTTTAAAGATGTAGGTCTTTTTCTATCTGGAAACTCTACAATATTATAACACCACATAGATTCGCAGAAGTCTGCTATTAATGCCTTTGCTTTAGTGTTGTCAAGCCATAACTTCAATCTTGGATTATATTTGAAAACCAAATCCATCATTGTATCATTATTGGGTGACTCCTCAAACTCCTTAATGGCTTTTTGCCCCTCAGAAGATTGCTTGTATAGACTCCATGTATATTGGTTGAATTTCATAGTATTAGTTTTAATAGTTTGTATATTAAACTTTTAAACTACCTCCTTCTTGGCCTTTGCAATTCTATCACATTGAAGATTTGTTTAACTTCTGCCAAATCAATAACTCTGTCAGGATACATGTCATTCAAAGAGTGTATTGTGATAGTATGATTTTCTACATTATGATCTATTATTCGTTTTACCAAAATTCCGCCTTCATGTACAATAACGAAATCCCATTTCCGAATATGCAATTTAGACTCTGCCCATAGATAGGGAGCTATTTCTCTACAAAGAAGCCTATCTCCTTCAAGATAGCTTTCTTCTGTTCCATCATTCATACTGTCTCCTCTGACCTCAAAGGCTACATAGTTTCCTTTTGCTTCATGGTCAATAATGAATGGTATAGTAGGTAGTGTAGCTATGTATGCAGCATCTTGGAAGCCGCATATATATCCGGCTTGTGCGTATTGGTTTACGAGAGGTACGTTTATTATATAATTTTGGTTTAATGGTATCGCTTCATTCTCAATTGCTAATGCATTCTCACTACTGAAAAATTGCAGTAGTATTTCAGTATTTGCAGGTGTTGGTTTGGTTTTCCCATTTTTGTAATTACCCAATGTACTTTGTGATATATGGGTCTGCTTTGATATCACATAGTTGGATAACTTGCTTTCTCTAAGTAACTTAATAACTTCTTCTGCTTTGCTGAATAACTCTTCTGTAGTCATGTACTGCAATATTAAAGTATTAATAAAAATTAAAAACATGCAATATTGCATTGTATTTATTGTAATACTGCAATATTGTAGTATATTTGCATCATCAAACAGTGATAACCTAATCACTTTTGCAAAGAAACGAATTTTGCTTCTTATAAGCAATAGTATAAACATATTAAAAACGCACGATTATGAAAACAAGAGAATTTTTACACGAAGTAATGTCATTGGCTTGGCAGTTCGTAAGAAAGAATGGCTTTTCAATGTCTGAAGCTCTAAAGTCTGCTTGGGTAAACATGAAATTGAAAGCTGAGATGAAAAAGAAGATCGTCAAGTTTTATTTCAAAAAAGTAGACGGTTCTGTAAGAGAGGCGTATGGTACACTCAATGAAAAGTTGATGCCCGCCATAACAGGCAATGACAAGAGAGCGAAGAATGATACCGTCCAGACTTACTATGATACAGAGCGTGGCGAGTTCAGGTGCTATAAAAAAGCTAATTTATTATCAATTGCTTAATACTTAAAATTATGACTACTTATGAATTAGAACAAGGTTTAAATGCTCTTCGCAGGGACTTGGTAGCAGTTGAGGGCATGGACGAAGAAACTGCTTGTAGAGTTTACAACGTAGATTGTAAGGCTGATATTATCGAGGTGATAAAAGAAGAGATTGAAACTTATGAAACTATTCTTTTAGGTTCTGACTCAGGTGAAGATAACGGTATGGATTACGATGCTCTTTGTGAGGTTCAAGGTTTGAGCCGATACGCATAATACACGGTTATGCAACGCACGACAGCCCTACTGACGGATTGAACGGCAACCGATAGCGAGAATCGGGTAGGGCGCTATTGATTAAGCTCTTTGACAAGATTGTGAAAACCTTTACGGTGTAATACTATAAGCTGTACAAGGTTGACCAAAGATAACGAACGTACATAAGCAAGTTGGAGCTTGCGAGCTGTACAATGTATAACAATTAATAGAAAACACCGCAAAGAATCGTCCCAGAGCAGTAAGAAAACGGGTTGGGCGTCCGTACTGTTTTCGACCATATAGCCTGTACTGAACTTGAAATATGAGTTCTACCAAGCATAACAGCTTTTCTTCAATGGGGGTACAGGCACTAACTAATATACATAATTATGAAACTAATTCAATTTATCTTAGCTATACTGGTGACAATATGTGCTATTGGTATGCTATACGGGGCTATTACTACTTACAGTCCTATGAAAACATTCTCTATTACAATAATGAGTATCATTTTTATTGGATGCGTTTCGTTTGTGATACTTGCATTCAGGGAATTAAGAACAAATTAAACGTCTGAGGGCTGGTAGTCTTTGAGCTTGAACTCTGTATGCTTAGCGACCTACTATCCGGCCGATAGCAAGGAAATACCGTACAGGCAGACGTTTAGATGTTTTGTTTGTCGTGTTTTATTTTGTGTTTGTACTGGGTGTGCCGTTCGTGAGAATAGTACACCTTTCTTATTCCGGATGGTTAGCTTATCGGTTAGAGCTTCGTGTTGCGCAACCAATTGGCATGATTGAGAGAGGTTCGACTCCTCTACCATCCACAAATCATTAATTAAACAATAAGTTTTATGGCAACAATCAGAGAAACGATTTTAAAAGTAAAGCCGGGAAAACAGAAGATTATCCCGCTATCAGAAGTTGAGGTAACTGGCTACAGGCAAGAGGCCCATGAGATAAACAAGGAATTGAGAGAAAAAGGTGTTGTAGCTCCGGGTGGTAAGAATGTATATACCATTTCGAAGAATAAGTACACCAATTCTATGTATATCGTCAATAACATGACTAAGTAGTGGTCTAATTTACACGATTATGGAAAGAGTATTAACTGAACTAACACCCGAATGCGAGATTACAGCACGGATGTACGCACAAGGGTATGAAAAGAAAGAAATTGCTGATCTCAAATGCCGGGCGGTTAGCACGATAAACAACCAACTACAAAAAGCATTTGAGGTTCTTCAATTAAGGAACGGGAGAGAGCTTGCAACGCTTGTGTTTGAGAGAATATCGGGTATAAGTTTAACGATGAACTTTTCACCCATTAGCCGTACGGTGGTTGCCTGCTGTCTATTATGTGTGTTTTCTTTTTCGCTTTATCACGAACAAGGCGATATGAGAAAAGGAAGAAGAACGAGAGTGGAACGAACAGAAAGAATAAGGAGGTCTTATGATAATACAGATGCCGGAGGAAGTTTTATTTAAACTGGTGGACTACGCTAAGGGATTAGGTAGAAAGGAAGAACGCATTGATTCGTTCAAAGAGCCCAAATTTATAACCCAAAATCAAGCTCACATTTCTTATGGAAAGGGGAATGTTGCAAAATGGGTCAAAGAAGGCATTGTAAAGAGGTACAAGGATGCCGATGGAAAGGTTCGCTCAGGTGTTCGATACAATGTAGTTGAACTGGATGCGGCAGCTTTCAAGTGTAATTATATGAAAACGTTGTCTCCACTGGCGAAAGCTGAAATGAAAGAAATTAGTAAATAACCCTTTAAATTTTATGATTATGTCCTTAATTAAGAAATCGAATGAATTAGTAATCCCCACCACCGTAAAGATGATGATTTACGGTCAAGCAGGTATGGGAAAGAGTACAGTAGCGTTGAGTGCTCCGAAGCCTTTGTTATTAGACTTTGATAATGGTGTTAAACGCATGAATATGGCGCATCTGGAAAACATAGATACTGTACAGGTCACTTCATGGAATGATGTTCAACAGGTTTTGCAAGAAGATTTATCGGATTATCAGACAATGGTAGTAGATACCATTGGGAAGATGATGGATTTCATTATTACTTATAAATGTGGCAGCCGGCAACCGTCTATCAGGGATTGGAGTGGTATTAATGCTGAGTTTTCATGGATGGCAAGAACACTCTCAAGTCTGAATAAGCATATTATTTTTGTCGCTCACCGTGATACGAGAAAAGAGGGTGACGATACAGTATTTATTCCTGCTTTGCGTGAGAAGTCCTACAACTCCATCGTTACTGAACTGGATTTGCTCGGTTATCTCGAAATGAAGAGCGAGAGAGGCATACAGAGACGCACTATAACTTTTGATCCTACTTCAAGAAATGACGGTAAGAACACTTGCAATCTTCCTTCAGTGATGGAGGTTCCTACCATCCTTGACAAGAATGGCAATCCGACTGCCAAAAACGACTTTATCACTACCAGAATAATCAATTCGTATTTGGGTATGCTTGCCGCCAAGAAAGAAGCACAAGAGAAATACGATAAGGTGATAGAAGAAATCAAAGAGAGTATTGAATTTATCACCGATGCCAATTCTGCTAATGAATTTGCTTCTCACATTAATGAATTTGAACACGTTGGTAGTTCTTTGATGAAAGCGAGAAGTTTGTTTGCCGCCAAAGTGAACTCTTTGGGGTTAGTATTTGATAAAGAAACAAAAACTTATTCAGATGCAGCCTAAATATCGTTTTTACGCCACGATTCTTGATGCCTTTTGGGGATATCTGAATAGTGATGTGATTTGGGATAAGTATTGGGGGTGGTCAGAAAATCCACCCCACACTCCCGAAGAATTTCACGAACAACAGTTTCACGAACTAATAGACCGTATCAATCGCAAGCCTTTTGATAGTGAAGCTGCTGATAAGGGCACAGCCTTTAATGAATTGGTAGATGCTCTAATCGAAAATCGCAAGCCAAACGAGATGTATGTAGAAAGGAATACAGAAAACACTTGTTATACAGTTGTTTATAACAACCGTACATTTGTTTTCCCTATTTCTCTTTGCCGTGAGTTTGCCGATTACTTTAAAGGCGCATTGACCCAACAGAGGGTAGAAGCAATCCTGCATACTGCTTTCGGTGACGTATTGGTATACGGTCTGATAGACGAATTGATGCCGACCAGTGTTCATGACATCAAGACAACTGGCAGTTATACTGTAGGAAAGTTCAAAGACCATCACCAACATCTGGTTTATCCATACGCTCTTATGCAGAACGGTTCGGATGTGCGGACGTTTGAATACAATATCGTAGAGTTCAACAAAGGCGGTTATATGGTGGACACCTATACTGAGACATACGTTTTCAACCCGGAACGTGATATACCTATTCTCACTAATCATTGTGAGGAATTTATCCGGTTCTTGGAAGAAAACAGAGAATTAATCACCGATAAAAAGATATTTGGAGGAGAAAATTAATGGCAAATCAGATAACCGGACGGATAATCGAAATCGGTCAGATCGTCCAAATTCCATCTAAAAGTGGTGGTTCCCCATTTACTAAACGGGAATTTATTTTAGATGCTACCACTTATGACCCTTATACGGGTGAGCGTAGCGAATATGAAAATGTTATTCCCTTAGAGTTTTCGGGTGATAAATGTGCAGAACTTGATCGCTTTAATCAGGGTGATGTTGTTACTGTATCATTTGTCTTACAGGGGCGTTCATGGACGAATCAGGATGGGGAACTTAAACGCATGGTGTCCATCCGGTGTTATAAAATAGATGCGCGTGGCGGTGTGTCGCAATCCCCACAAGCTACACTGGCACAGCAACCAATTCAACAACCTACACCGCAGCCGACTTATCAGCAACAGCCGCAGAACTTTCCGCCTCCGATTGATGCTAATGGCAATGTAAAGGACGATTTGCCTTTTTAGCGTATGCTGTTCGACTTGAAGAATGAATATCAAATACCCAAGTTCAAAGAGTATGTAAACAAGCTGTTTAGTGAGCGTGCTGTGGTGGAAGTAAAAAAGAAGTTACCCAACCGCACGCTGGCACAAAACAGTTACTTGCATCTTCTTTTAGGGTATTTCGGCAGTGAGTACGGTTGCAGCCTCGATGAAGCAAAAATTGACTTTTATAAGAGGACTTGCAACCGTGATTTGTTTGAGAGAAAGGCGGTTAACAAGAAAGGCAAAGAAGTAACTTACTTGCGTAGTTCTGCTGAACTGACAACGGGTGAAATGACTTTGAGCATTGACCGCTTTCGCAATTGGAGTGCATCAGTAGCAGGTATCTATTTACCGGCCGCCAATGAACATCAAATGCTGATTTACGCCCAGCAGGAAATACAAAGAAATCAAGAATTTATTTAGTTATGATAGAAACAAGAAAAACAGAAATCCGGTATGTGACATCTGACCCGAAAAAGATGCTTAACATGTACCTTGCAAAACGTGTCCTCAAAACATGGGAGGAATCTTTCATTGATGAAGATACCGGTGAAACAGTAATCATCGAACGGAATGAAATTCTTTTCGACCGTGGTACGCTGATAGACCAAGACACTTTGGCGAAAATTCGTTTCAGTATGGAAGCAGACGGTATCAAGGAAGTGGAAGTCAGTAACCAGAACCGCTTGGCGTTCGAGAATGAGAACAATTATCTGTATCCGTACATCGCTCAAGCGCAAATAGGTGACAAGAAACATAAGTTCTTGCTATATGCCACCGGAATACAGAACGCTTGCATCATATTGAAAGACTACATTGAACTCAATTACCAGTTCGGATTCACCCCGACAATGATAAAGGAGTTCGATTCCTGCGTGATTCTTACTGACAACTTGAAAGAACGCAAGGTTGACGATGCTTCGCTTGCCTATCTTAAAAATGAAATCACTATGGCAGAATACGTTGATAAGATGGACGATGAGACTGAAGATCGTGACGAAGAATCTAAACCGAATGAAAAGAAATTCTATCAGATTGAGACGAAAATCACCTTTACGGAAGGAGATAACGAAGACGAAAGAGTCCAAACCTTTGTCGTGAATACCTTCAATGTTGATAGAGCGATGATGCTTATTACCCACTATCTCAAAAACAAAGAGGAAGAATGTGAGAAACAAGCCAAAGAAAAGGGACATGAGTTCAGAAAGAGAGAAATTCACACGGCTATTGAATCTGCTAAACCTATCCCAGTCGGGCGGTTTATTCCGAAAGAGTTCTCAATGGCTTATATGGAATAACTTTGTTAACCTGCCTGCAAGGTCTGTGAAGATATAGCAGGCAAACATGGGCGGGCGTATGGAATGCACTGCGCACAGCCGGAAGTGTGTATGCCGGATCGTTACCGGTCCCGTCCACAAACTTGTGTTGGAAAGGGAACATGAAAGTATTCAGTTGCAAATGGATATTTCTGTAATGCGCATACAGATAGTGTTCCCGATGGAATAATGTGAGCCACACATCAATGGCATGGGTTAATAAATAATGGTTGTGCCCCGGAGAATATGCTTCGGGGCTTTTAATTAAAAAATTATGAATGAAATATTAACTGGAAAGATTTGCCCTTATTGCGGTAAGCCTACTGAATACGTGGATAGCTCCATAATCTACGGACGTTCCTACGGTATGATTTATCTGTGTCATGATTGCAGGGCTTATGTAGGTGTGCATAAAGGTACAGACCAAGCATTAGGACGTTTGGCAAATGCTGAGCTAAGAGAAGCCAAGAAGGAAGCCCACTTCTACTTTGACCAAATAGCTAAGACCAATCTTATCAATAAAATTTGGAAGAAACATATCCCCAACACTTCAAATAGAAACAAAGCCTACCTGTGGCTATCCAATCAACTGGGCATACCACGTGAGCTTTGCCATATCGGAATGTTTGATGTGGAGGATTGTAAGCGAGTTGTTGAATTGTGTAAACCAATAGTAGAATGCCATACTACATAAAACGAACTAAGGCTAAGAAAAAAGACAAGCCTTTACCTCTGTTTGATAAAGCAGGGGTAACAGTAAAGAAGAAGCCGGATTTGAAAGCTAAGCTCGACAAGGAGTTTTCTCTTTTCATCCGGCTTCGTGATTGTATGCCGAACGGTTATTTTCACTGTATCTCATGCGGTCAGATAAAACCGTTTGAACAAGCTGATTGCGGCCACTATTTCAGTCGCACGCATTTGGCTACACGTTTCGATGAAAATAACTGCCATGCTGAGTGCCGTCACTGTAATAGGTTTAAAGCTGACCATTTGGAAGGCTATCGGATGAATCTGATAGCTAAAATCGGGCAACAGAAATTTGACCTGCTAAAGGTGAAAGCTGCCGGCACTTCCAAAATGTCCGACTTTGAGTATGAGCAGCTAATCAAGTATTACAAAGCACTTAATAAGAAATTACGAAAGGAGAAAGGAATATGATAAAGGTTACTATCCATATTAATAGTGATAGTTTTTATATGGACGACAATGTTAGTAAAGATGTTATGTTGCAATGTTTGCCGAGAGTTGGAGATACTTTTTATCTGAGCGATGAAACTAAAGAACGCTTTTACAATATAATTCATGAATTCAATCTTTATGTAAGATATAAAAAATGGTTATATGGGAAAAGTTCTAAATTAGAGGGTAATGACTTGCTTTCATGCGATAAGGAATTGCTTCAAGAAGATTTTTCTCTTGACGATGTATGTATCGTTTGTGATGTCTTATTTGAAGAAAATGGTGAAATACATATAGAACTATCTGACCATGTACAAACTACGTGATTACCAACAGAAAGCCTCTGATGCAGCCGTTTATTTCTTCAACAACAAAGCGAAGAAAACAAACGCCATCATGGTCTTGCCCACAGGAAGCGGCAAATCGCTTATCATAGCGGATATAGCCGCAAGGCTTGACGGTCACACTTTAGTGTTCCAGCCAAGTAAGGAAATACTCGAGCAAAACTTTAAAAAGCTCTGCTCATACGGTATTCTTGATTGCAGCATTTATTCGGCTTCTTTCAACTCAAAGGAAATAAGCCGGATAACATTCGCAACAATCGGATCGGTAAAGAATCATCCCGAACTGTTCATCCACTTCAAGAACATCATCGTGGACGAATGCCACCTTGTTAACCCCAAAGAGGGAATGTACAAGGATTTTTTTGATGCAGTGAAGTGCAAGGTTCTTGGCTTGACGGCAACTCCTTATAGATTGTCTTCCTCACGTGACTTCGGCTCCATGCTGAAATTCATCACCCGGACAAAGCCTCATGTCTTTTCAGAGGTCATTTACCATGTACAGGTATCAACTCTCTTAGATATGGGATATTTGGCAAAGTTGAATTACTATCCGATGAATCCTTCGGGATGGAATGAACTCAACTTACGGGTGAACACTACTGGTGCCGACTATACGGATAAATCAATCCAAAAGGAATATGAACGAATCGACTTTTACAGTTATCTCGTCCATATCGTCCAAAGGCTGATGAATCCAAAAGCTGGAGGTAAACGAAAGGGAATACTGGTATTTACCCGGTTCTTGAAAGAAGCCGAACAGCTTACGTGGTCCATTCCCGGATGCGCTATTGTTTCGGGTGATACTCCCAAATCTACTCGTGAAAGAATCCTTGCTGCGTTCAAATCTGGTGAAATCCCGGTCGTTGCCAATGTCGGAGTTCTGACTACTGGTTTTGATTATCCCGAGCTTGATACGGTTGTTATGGCCCGTCCTACGATGTCACTTGCTATGTGGTATCAGATAGTTGGTCGGGCTATTCGTCCACATCCTCAGAAAGAGTGTGGGTGGATTGTTGATTTATGTGGTAACATCAAACGTTTCGGAGAGGTGTCGGATTTGCGGTTATTTGATAGCGGCAATGGGAAATGGGCTGTATTCTCTAAGGGAAGACAATTAACTAATGTGAGGTTTTGATTTATGAAATATTACATACCTATTAGCAGACGGCTATTTGAGCACCCATTTTGGTGCGAAGAGCGCGTATTTTCGAGGTTTGAAGCATGGCTTGATTTAGTTCGTAGCGCACGATTTGAAGACACGAAGCAACTTATTGGTAATAGGTTCATAGAAGTTAAGCGCGGGCAGATACTTGTTTCATTGCGGTTTTTAGCTGGTCGTTGGCAGTGGTCAACCAAGAAAGTAAATTCTTTCCTCGACTTACTGATACAGGACAATATGATTATAAAAGAAACACCAAAGGAAACAGGACAGACCGTTGTAACTATCTGTAATTACGATAAATACAACTTCGTATTACAAGAGCTGGAAACGCAAAAGAAACAGCAGGGAAACAGTGAGGAAACACCTTGGAAACAGCAGGGAAACAAAATAAATAAAGATAATAAAGAGAAAGAATTAGAAGAAAATAAAGAAAACTCTACTATCGTAGAGAAAAAGAAACCCAAAGACAGGGACGCGGCTAAAGCCGCTACTCTCACTCGAAAAGATTCTTTCTATCAGTCCTTAGTTCCCTATGTTGGTAAATACCCGAAAGACATGATAAGGGCTTTCTTCGATTATTGGTCAGAGCTGAATAAATCAGAAACTAAGATGCGTTATGAACTTGAGAAAACTTGGGAGCTTTCTAAAAGGCTGGCAACATGGGCAAACCGCGAAAAAATGTCTTCTAAATCGGTCATTGATATTGGAGTAGTTCTCAATGATAATACTCCGAATAAATATGATTCACCACGAGAAAGGAAATGGGAGGAAAGATGGAACAAATAGACTTCAAAAAAACAATTGATAGTCTCAAAGGAACTGGGTTTAATCCTATGCCCAATCTTGTGGACATAGCTATACCAGATTCAAAGGATGTACTTTTGAGGGGACTGAATTATTTCACGAGAAATGCTGAATGGTTGCCGGAGTACGAAGAAATAGCTGCATGGCTTTCCGGAAATAATGGGCGTGGACTTTTATGTCATGGTAATTGTGGACGTGGAAAGTCACTTATCTGTTGGAAAATCATTCCTCTGTTGCTTAACCACTATTGCAGAAAGATAGTAGCATGTTATGATGCACAACAAATGAACGCAGATATAGACGCTGTGAAGGCAAAACATATCATTTACATTGATGATATCGGTACAGAAAATTTAAGCGTGAAATTTGGAGAAAAAAGACTTGCTTTCTGTGAAATTGTTGATGAAGCAGAAAAGAGGGGGAAGCTTCTTATGCTGACTACCAATCTATCACTTGACGAAATTTCTCAAAAATATGGAGAACGTACCATGGACAGGTTGGTAGCCATTACTACGAGGGTAAAGTTTAAGGGAGAAAGCTTACGAAAATGAAAGTAACTATCTACTGGGAGAATAAGTCTACTCCTGTTATCCGTAAGAGAATCCGTGATCGATTTGGCATTCCTCACTATATGTCTGTAAATGGTGAGACTCAGGCAGAAATAAGTGAAGAAAATATGTCGGATCTGATAGAGTTGGTTAAACGAGGCTTTATAAGCTTAAGAAATAAATAAATCATGTTAGTAGGAACAACAAATCTTAATACGACTCTCAACTTAATCTATGTGTTGACCGATGTCGTAGAAACGCTTCTCTACGATTTGAGAAGTGAAATGGGAAAACAAGGCTATGAATTGCGTCATGATGCAAAACGCAACTTCAACACTGCGATTTCCGCCATCCGAAGGCTAAAACAGGACGTTGACAAAACGCAATTATCCACACAGGAAAATTTTGGAAATGACTCGGATTGTCTTCTTGCCTTCATCCGGCTATTGGTAGACCGTTGCGGTGATGATGACAAGAAGATGTTTGAGTTTTATAATTATATCAAACGGTATCCGTCTCAACTCGGTTTGGAGCTGTCTGATGAAAAGTGTGTGTTTGCGCATGTTTTTGAGAATAAATAACCATCAAAACTGATCAGAAATGAACGAAAAATTACACATCCACTTTGAGCAATCAAAGGCTGTAGCTCAATTAGTACATGAATATACCAAATCAATTATACCCGTTTTTAAGCCAATGAATTGGCTGCAACGGAGAATGATGAAATGGTGTTTCGGATTTAGATATGAAAAGTTAAATTCTTAATAGTTTAAACATGAAAATACATTATTTCTACAAAAGAAATTATTCTCAAGGTTTTTACGACCTTGAGATTATTGCCTGGCTGGAAGAAAAAGAAACATCCAGGCAGGGGATTGAGAGATTGAGTTTTACTCGACTGGAAAGGTTGAGAATCTTTCTGTCTAAAAGTGATCAATACCATGTCCATACTATTGACCATGATTTTGGTAGAGACAGCTGCCACGGACACTTTGCCCATACTCGTAAGGAATTAATTGAAGATATGAAGAAATGGGGTCTCCAACCTATTGATCGGAATAATTATGAAAGATTTCGGAAAGTAGCCCTTGCTCTTTATCATAAACAGTCCTTAGTTGATTTCTCAGATTTCAAAGGAAAGCAGAAATACAGCATTCGTCAGATTATTGGTGATTAAAATATAACAAATAAAATTTGAACCTAATGCTGTATAGGTAAGCGTAGAATTTTATGAAATACGGAATTTTAGATTTTATAGACGAGTCCCTTAGCGAACTTTCAAACAGAGAACAACGAAATCTACTCAAAGAATTGTCAAGTGAAATAGATTCCCGTCTTCAAGATGTCGGCGAAGAAAAGGACGATAAAGATGAATTCGAAGAAGAGTGATAACACTGCCATACGGCGGTTAAAAGTCTGCCGTATGGCTCAAAACAGTATAAAAATGAATAAGATAGTAGTAACAATAAAATCTTCTCAACCTTGCTATTTAGGGCAAGGCTGGGAGGGTGATCCTCCAAGAACGCACGATATAACTAAAGCCCGAAAATTTAGTTGCGTAAAGAATGCTCGTAGAGCTATTGAGCTTGCCAAGCTCACACATCCTTTCCAAGAAAGAGAATATGATATTGAACTGATTGACTAATAACCAAATAGATATGAGCAATAATAGCAGTTATGATAAAATGGAGTCTCTGTATCAAAAGTATGGAGGAATGGAGATTGAAACTACAAAATATAAGGGTGTTGTATGTGGGTTTACTTACAAAGTCAATGACGATTATTTAGAAAGATATATCATTGCTGTAATAGAAGAAAGAAATAATTGGCGAGGGATTCACTATTTGCAGCGTGGGGACGTTTATGTGACACATAAACAAAATCCTAAAGGCTACGATTATGTACTCCCCGATGAATTGGAATTAATATTGAATCAACGATAACCCTCAAAACTAAATAGTAATGAATAAGATAATAATCGAAGTAACTTCTGACGGGTGGGAAACAGCCGTAACTATTAATGGTAAGGAGTATAAAGAGAAGCATGTTGCAACAGCATTTGGTTCTGAAAGTATCGAAGGTAATTTTGAAAGTGAAGACGATATACCGGAAGAAGTATATGACGCTTTAAATTCATCTTTCCCTTTCGAGTGTATGCAGGCATTGTATTCCATTGAGGATTAACTAATAACAATATAAATATGAGCTATATAGATTATACACGAAAATCACTTTCGTCAGCATGCGAAATAACCGTTTGTATGACTAAAGAGGAATGTAAGATATTACTTCCGTTCTTTCAGAAAGCATATAAAGAAGTGAAGTCAAAATACGAAAAGTATGATGATATTCATTCTGGAGGAGAGGCAACCAACAGAGAAGAAAATCTTCGGATAAAATACCTCGAACAATCCGAGCACTTAGAAAGTGTCTTATCATCTATTGATGATATTCTAAAATAATTCAAATCAGAATAAATATGAATAATGTAAAAAACAGAGGTTGCTACGGCAGCCTCAATGTCAAGGACGGAGTGCCTTACATTTACACGGAAAACGGGCTGTTTATTCTCCCACAATTCTGGGGGTTGTACGAAAAAGCCGAAAAGCCGGTAGGTGTGGCCTTGAAAGAAGGTGCGCATGGTGTATTGGTGGCTTTAAAAGGCTCTGAAGAGTTTTTCTAATTTAGAAATGAACAAATATACATCCAAACAGATTGCGGAATCTGACGATCTATTTGAAAAGCAAATACATAAAGTCAGAAAGTTCTATTTGAGTCGTAATCCCGATAAAATGATGATGCTTGAAGAAAGAAAAGCTGTCATCAAAGAACGGAATAAAGGCCTTTCCCCCGAATACGACAAAGAGTATTATTGTGGAACTTGTGGAGCTAAAGACGGTGCAGAGCATCCTAAAACCGGATATTGCTTTTACTGCGATACTGATAATTGGATTTCAAAGAATTACTAAAAACAAGAAAGATATGAAAAGTTAAATTCTTAATAAGAAATATATGAAAGAATCACATACAGGCATTGGGATATGTCATTGTTACCAATGTCGAATGGATAAGAAGCATTGCAGTTCCAGCAGAAGACAATCAAATAAACGGGCAATAAATAAGTTCCGTAGGAAACAGTTGAAATTAGATGAAATGATTAAATGCAATCGTTTCGGAAAATATTGGGCTTGATTTTAATTAAAAAATAGCCCCATAAGGAAGTAATTAGTTAATAACCTTTTAAATGATACGATCAAAGCATTACAATTATCACAACCGGTCCAGCCCCGCCAAGTGAGGAAGGACTATATAAATCACTTCCGGCAGGAGAGACCACTTGAAGGAATCTTCTTCGTTGATTTCATCCGGGAAGTTCTTGAAAAGAGAAGCAGACGAAAGTCTGAACACTATGCAGCCGTTTATGATGCGATTATAAAGCACATAGAATCTTTCTCTGAAGAGTTTGACTGTGACATATTTACCAATTCGGTTACATCTGAGTTTCTTGATGATTTCATTATCTATTTAGAGGACCAAGGTCTCCGTCATAATACTATAGTAGGATATATTCAGAAAATACAATCTCTCGTTCGCCGGGCATCGCAGTATAACTATGCAGTAGATGTTACTTACGACGAGATTAATCTAAGAGAGGAGCCAACAAATGCCGTGTTCCTTTCAATGAATGAGATAACGAGGATATACTACTACAAGTTCGTCAAACAGTATAGAAGAAAGGCTAAAGAGCGAATTAGGGATCTGTTTGTTATAGGTTGCCTGACCGCTCTGAGGTATTCGGATTACTCTACTTTGACAGAAAGCAATCTACAAAAAGGCTTCATAGTCAAGCGTACAAAGAAGACTAATGTAGATGTCAAGGTGCCGGCGCATGACTATGTTAAGGAGATATTCGCTAAATATAATGGAGTTGTCCCTGGAGGATTGTGTATTCAGTATTTTAATAAGTATTTGAAAATCATAATGAAAGAAGTCGGTCTAACAGATGAAGTTACCTATTCTTATACCCAGGGTGGTAGACTTGTAACCGTCACAGGGGAGAAATGGGAGTTAATCAGCAGTCACACCGCCAGAAGATCGGCCGCCACCAACATGTATCTCACAGGCCGGATGAAAACACTGGAGATTATGAAACTCACTGGGCACCGGTCAGAGCAAAACTTTTTCCGGTACATCCGTCTTACAGGAGATGATACCGCACGAGCGATCAGTGGAGATATGTTTTTCAGGAAATAAAAATTTATTCAATAATTATGATAGACAATGATTTATTGACAGACTCAATAAAGTCTGCTTTGAAAGTTGAGTTCCTTTCGTCAAGTAAGGAACTCTTTTTGTATTCTATAGCACTTTACTCAGCTGCAATCTGGGGGAGGAATATTGATGAAAGAAACAGGATTATTCAGGAAAGAGATAAGTCTTTAAAATAGAAGAGGAAGAACCAGACCGCACGACCAATCAAGATTCTTCCTCTCTTACACGATTATGATGCAAATATACTATTTACTTTTAAAATAATCGTGTTATGGTGAGAGAATTTTCAGCAATATCGGAGCTTAAATCTATCAGAGAGCAGAAATCAAGACTCTCGGAGAGAGAGCAGGAACTGATCAAACCTATTTTATCGGATCTTAATATTATTCCTGTAATATACAAATGGTACTGTGAGGTTGTGGGGAATTGCGGATTACCCGAAAGAAGGGCCGGTGCCAGCTTCCGCCAGAAATTCATTTTCATTATTCTGTTTCTTTATTCTCCCAGTACATTGGCTGGTGGTAAGATTGCAAAGGGGATTCGTGATATACTTGCCGGTATATTGGGCTTTAAAGCTCCGACAGGAATTTCTAACCTTTGCGTTGATGTCATGTTTTACTATAACAATTATAAGGATTATCGTGCAGATATAGACTATCTTTATACCGAGATTATTAATCGGTTAAGATTCAAAGGGCTAATCAATTGAAAGCCGGAGTTTAGTGCTCCGGCTTATTCTTAAAAATCTTCGTTTATTCTCTCCATTGAAATTATTCTTGTAGTGAGAATTTGCACATCTTCATAAGAATATTTGCCTTTTATAATAAGTAAATCGCTTATGAGTGGCAGAATTTCCTCTTCTTTCTCAACAATAATATAATTTATATCTTTTGGCTCAAATGTTATTCCATATGATTCATTTATTTTATTTATCTTATCAACTAAACTTTTATTGTTGAAATGATGTTCTTCTAAAAAAGCTTTATCAGTATGTGTATTATCTAATTCTTTATTTAAAAGATTGATAATTATGTCTTTAGGTAAAATGTATCTCCATTCTCTTTCGTTATAAAAAATTGTTGTTTTTTTTCTTGTTCCGACCGTAATTGTTCCTTTGTAGAGTTTTATAAAAAAAGAGGTATATAATAAATCCTCCCACAATTTTGATAGTTTTACGTCTGTAGGATAGTTTTCAATTGCTTCGCTTACATTTTTGAAATTATCCATAAGGTTTTTCGTTATAAAGGAGTCTTTGTGAGTGTATAGTATCGGAGATATGCCATTTTTTTGCGCCCATTCCTTTTTTAATCCAATTGCATACTTTCCATATGAATTAGTATGGTTCTTTATTTGTGATAAAGGTATATCGCAAAAACATACCATTGGATATGCAATTTTATCCCCCATTTTACTAAAGAAAAAGTTTTCTTCTAATGACAGTCTCGGATAGAATCTTGTTTTAAGGATATTAATAAGTGTTTCACGAGTTCTCGTAAAATGAAATAAAGTATTTGCACTAAGTGTACTCATAATATTATAAATTTAATTTTTTCTTTTTTCTTTCAAGTTCTCCCTTCCTAATGATACAAGCCGCATTTTCATAAGGCTTTTCCGTTTTCTGCCAATAGTTCAACAGTGACTGCCGGGCTATTCCCAATTCTTGGCTTGTGTAGTTGTCATACATAGCCGATGGCGAACCGAAATATCTATGCAATCCGGTAGCCTTAATTTCTAAGTGTATTACTCCTTTTGCTTCCATGATGCAAAAATACTTATTTATTAGTATGTATTATAAATAATACTATAAATTATGATTAATTAACGCACGAATAGTATTTTGTATTATAAATGATACTATCTTTGCATCATCAAAAACGAAGTAATAACAATTAAATAATAGAAGATATGAATATCATTAGTTATAAAAAAGGTGAGAATGAAGGTGCATTGTTCATTCATGACGAAAAGAATTATTCAGCCTGTACGGCAGTAGAAAGTAGCAAAAGATTCAAAACTCTCAAAGGTGCAATAGCTTGGTTGAATGCAAGGGGGTATAGAGAAGCATAAGTTTGAATAACAATTAAAAAATATACGATTATGGCAGCATCAGTGATTAAGCAAAGAACAATAGAAAAGTTCATCATGTCAGAGTTTGTACAAGGTAACTTAGATACAGAAGAACAAGTAAGCTGTATGTTTATCCTGATTCAAAAGAAGCTGAATATGTCAGTAGAGCAAGCAAGTGACTTTATGAGAAAAGCAATTGGTATTAACGCTTAAATACACACGATTATGAAAGTAACGAGTTATATGAAAAAGCATAAATTAAATGAGTTTTACGTAAAGAAGTCAAGAGGTTATTATCTGGTAATAGATGGTTATGATAAGAGCATGGCATCTTTAGAGGTAACAGAAGAAGCAGCAAATAAGATGGCAGCAGAACTGAATGCAATGAGAGGCAAGAGATCAAACATAGCACAAGTTGAATTGGTAGGGTGAAGACCCTGCACAATATGATTGATTATGGATGAACATTTCAAGAAGAGGTACGGTGTCTATGACGGTATAGATACAGGTACATTTAAACATATCCCTGAAATCAGTTGCTATAATAACAACTATTACATAGGCTTAAAGAGAGAAGGTAGTGTAACAAATGACTTGATTTTCGCACACAGCGATGATGATAATCTGACAGAGTATTACATTGTAAACGGCAATTCTGTTACATACATAGGGTATGAGTTTACAAATGAAGGTCTATTGAATCTTAGCGATGTAGAATTTACTTAAATATTAGCTTATGAACTCAACTAAAATACCTAACAACGCCAAAATAGTGCTTGAAATGACAGCTTTCGATGCGAAGTTTATCTTGCCTGCATTAGAAAAGCAATATTATCAGAAAGCGACTTGGGATATTACAAATCCGGGTGAATATCCACTGAAATATTGGTATGTACCCAAATCGAAAGAAGCAAAACAATTACTATCCACAATAAAGCATATCGAGAAGCAATTAAAAGAGCAAGGCTTATGAACTCAATAAATGTAAACGGTTGCAGCGTATGCCAGTCCGGTAAAGAGAACTACACTACTTACAACACTAAGTTGAGAGGTAAGAGAGTTAAAATGTATCAGTATGACTATCGTATTGAAAGTGGTGAATTGTTTAGCTGTTGTGCATCAACTTTAGAGGCGTGCAGAGAGAAAAGAGATGCCTGGTTGAAAAAGATTCTGTGACTTAAAACTGATTGTCACAGATAGAATTTGAAGATATTTCGTTATCTTTGGTTGTGGTAGTATCTTTGGGGTACTATCGCGGGTTAGAGAAGTCTAGTCATCTCGCCACTTTGACTTGGTGGAAATCGCAGGGGCGGAGCCTGCACCCGCAACAATGAATATTAATTTTAAAAAGACACGATTATGAACATTCTTACATTAAGTATCAAACAGAAATATTTCGATGAAATCTTATCTGGTACTAAAACGCACGAATACCGTGAAATTAGGCCGACTAACGCAAAGAAGTATATCACTTATTTATGTGGTGGCAAAGAGTACAAGGTAGATGAAGAATTACCTGAAGAGGGTGAAGTTGAGTTGAAACCGATTAAGTACGATGCGATTAAACTTCTTACGGGTGCCTATAGTGGTAAACGCCCTTATATTATTGTTGAAGTGAAGAACGCAGAAGCGGTCATTCTCACCGATGAAGACGGTAATGATATTGTTTACCCCTATCAGGGTGAAGAATATCTCGCAGCCCAAATGGATTACACATTAGGCGAGGTATTAGAGAAACATATAGATTGATTGTTTAATTTAAAAATTATTGCTGAGTCGCAAAAAGAGTAAACAGAGTAGCCGGACCGCGCAGAAATATGAATGGTGCAGGTGCTGGCGGTAGATTAGTTGCTAATCGTAGGGGTACGGCAAGTGCCACCCAGTTAGGTTCACGTAGACAGCGTTACAGTGACCTCCGTATTTCATTCGGATTATCAGGTGGTTAGCTATGAATAAAGTAGAGCAAGCGAACCGGTATATGGACCTCATTCGGGTAAAATCGAATGAGGCTTTACTGTTTTTATCCTTGGGTAAAGATTCGCTTGTCTTACTTGATTTAATCTATCCAAAGTTTGATCGTATTGTTTGCGTGTTCATGTACTTCGTCAAAGACTTGGAGCACATAAACCGCTGGATAAACTGGACTAAAGCCAAATATCCGAAGATAGAGTTTGTGCAAGTACCACATTGGAACCTCACTTACATCCTCCGTGGTGGTATGTATTGTGTGCCTAATCCGAAAGTGAAACTGTTGAAGCTGGCTGATGTGGTAAAGGCTATGCAGCTTACTCACAGAGTTTATTACACGTTCTTAGGCATGAAAAAGGCTGATGGTATGAACCGCAGGCTTATGCTGAAAGGGTATGAGGTAAACGGTTACGAGAATAACGGTATAGTTTATCCTTTGGCTGATTGGACACAAAAGGATATCCTTGCTTACATGAAGCAGCACAACTTACCCGAACCAGTTAGATATTCATTGAAAGCCAGTTCGGGTATCGGTTTCAATCTTGACTGTATGCTTTGGATGGAGAAGAATTACCCGCAGGACTTACAGAGAATTTACAAAGTTTTCCCTATGGCTGAAAGAGTGCTTTGGGAGTATCATAATAAACAAAATTAATAGGAGACCAGCTGAGTTAGAAACAGAAGAAGAGGTAGAATGAAAAGTGCTGCTGATATTGGAGTACAAACTAATCGTTTGAGTCGTGCGGCAGAGGAAAATCCTACAAGGCAAGCGAGGATTAATAGTATCGGTGGTACCATGTATCGTAATTTAAGCCGTTTGAATTACGCTCGAAATGGTAATGTCTATCAGCAGTATTCGAGAGCGGCACGTCAGGGACGGAGTAGAGGACTTGGTTTAAGCAATGGCTAATATGGAACTATCAAAGTATATAAAATCTGAATCGGTAGAACTTAACCGCTCCGCCATTCACTTGGCATCTTATAATCCTCGAAAGTTGTCCGAAGAATCACGCAAGACATTGAAGCGTGGCATCAAGAAATTCGGATTAGTCGGTGGAATTGTCGTGAACAAGCGAACCGGGTTGACCGTAGTCAGCGGGCATCAGCGTTTGTCTGTCATGGATGAATTGCAAAAGTTTCCCGATAACGACTACCGCATTCGAGTCGACGTAATTGACGTGGAAGAAAAGCAGGAGAAGGAACTAAATATTCTAATGAATAACCCAAACGCACAAGGTACCTGGGATTTTGATGCTCTTGCCCGAATTGTTCCCGATATTGATTGGAAAGACGCCGGTTTAACGGATGCCGATTTGAACATGATAGGTGTCGATTACCTGTTACAGACCGAAGAAGAAAGCTCTATCGCAGACGCTCTGTCTGATATGATGGCACCAGTAACCGAGCAGAAAGAAGCTGATAAAGCTGCCAGGCAGTTAGAACGCGCCGAGAAGGTTGCCCATATGGAGGAGGTCAAGCAACAAGTAAAGGAGAACGCACAGAAGACAGCCGAAGATATGGATGCCTATGTGATGTTGTCCTTTGACACCTATGAAGCTAAAGCCGCTTTCTGTGAACGGTTCGGATATGACCCCGATATGAAGTTCATAAAGGGAGAAGTATTTGATGAACAAATTGAAAGAATTGATTAACATCTTAAAATTTAGGAGGACAGTTGAGTCAGAAGAAGACAAAGGAGCTATATGGATATTGTAAGAACCGCTAATCGACTTACAAGAACTTACGGGCAAAATAATCGAGATAGAATTATGAGAGCTGCTAAAAATGCAGAACGGAATCTTTCACGTAATTTGAAAATTTCACAAGCAGCATTGTCTCTCTTTATCAATAGGAAAAAAATAGGAGCAACAGTAAGACTTGCTAACGCAAACGGATAATATTATGTCAAAGAGTGAATCTCAAAATACAAAAGGTCGTGGAGGAAGAAAGCCCAAGTTTGATTATACAAGCAAGGACTTTCTTTCTCTCGTAGAATCGTATGCCAAAAAGGGATTCACTGACAAGGAAATTGCCCACGCTATTGGATTGTCACCGCAAAAGTTTAGCGAAAAGAAAAGTGCATACAGTGAATTAAGTGATGTCCTCTCACGCGCGCGTTGTGCAATTAACTCTCTTGTGCGCGCCAAGTTCCTTGCTATGGCTCTCGGTGGTGTGAAAACGAAGAACACCACAGTTCGAAAGTTACGGGATAAAGATGGCAATCTGACAGGCGAAGAAGAGGTGCAAATCGTAGAGGGTGAGCTGGCTCCTAATATAAGTGCTCAAATGACTTGGCTCTACCACTATGATGAAGATTGGAGAAAGGTTGAACGTAAACAAGATGAAGATGCCGACATCCCGACAGATATTGACCACGGTATAACTATTGATTCTTGGGTTAAAGATAAGCTGAAATGATAGTACCTCAAGAAATTTATCATCCTCTGTACACCGATAATGAGAAATTCATAATCCTTATCACTGGTGGTCGTGGCTCCGGCAAATCTTTCAACGCTTCCACCTTCATTGAACGTCTAACTTTTGAACTCACTGAAGCTGAAAAGATAGTTCATCAGATTCTCTACACCCGCTACACGATGGTTTCTGCCGGTATGTCTATCATCCCCGAAATGATGGAGAAGATAGAGCTTGACGGAACTACTAAATACTTCAAGACCACTAAGACGGATATAGTCAACAAAATGACTAAGAGCCGTATCATGTTTCGGGGTATCAAGACTTCTTCAGGCAATCAGACTGCGAAACTGAAATCAATTCAAGGTATCACTACTTTCGTCTGCGATGAAGCGGAAGAGTGGACAAATGAAGAAGAGTTCGATAAAATAATGCTCTCCATCCGTAAGAAAGGGATTCAGAACCGGATTATCATCATAATGAATCCTTGTGATTCCAATCACTTCATTTACAAAAAGTACATCGAGAATACCCACAAGCAGGTAGATATTGACGGCGTGCAGGTACAAATCTCCACGCATCCGAATGTGCTTCACATTCATACTACCTATCTGGATAACTTGGAGAATCTTTCCCCTGAGTTCCTGAAAGAAGTGGAGGATATGAAGATAAATAACCCCGAAAAGTATGCTCATGTAGTTATTGGCCGGTGGGCTGATGTAGCTGAAGGTGCTGTATTCAAAAAATGGGGCATTGTGAAAGAGTTCCCATCCTGGGCAAAGAAAGTGGCTCTTGCGTCCGACTGGGGTTATACTAATGACCCATCAACTGGCATCCGTTGCGGTATTGTGGATAACCGATTGTATGTTGATGAGTTATTCTATGAAACAGGAATGCTCACCAATGCAATAGCAGAGAAGCTAAAGCCGTGGGGGCTGAAAGTCTACGGAGATAGTGCCGACCCTCGTTTGATTCAGGAAATTAAAAACAGGGGTGTGAACATCTATCCAGTAGATAAGTTCCCTGGCTCGATTAAAGCCGGAATTGACAAGATACATGAGATGGAACTATTCGTTACCGAGCGTTCGTATCACATCATAGAGGAGCTTCGCAAATACGTTTGGGATAAAGATAAAGACGGGCATTATATCAATGAGCCGGTAGACGCTTGGAATCATACTCTCGACCCTATTCGCTACTATATTTTGGGGCACATTTTAGGACGTATTTTGAAGCCGAAAGATTTAACTGGAATATTCACTCACTAAAATTATAGATTATGCCATTAACACTCGAAGAAATATTAGCATTGCCCGACATTGGGCAGAAAATAGCTTACCTGAAGAAAGGTAGGAAAACTGAGCTTCCCGACCGCTGCAAGTTGTGGGATGACTGGAATCCGGAACGCCATGAAATCATGGTTGACAAGGAGAAGTACCCGGATAGAAAAGTGCTTGAAAAGGAAGCGGAGAAAGTTTTTGATGAAAAGACCGGCAAGACCTACGAAATCGAAGCTCAGTATAAGACCGAACCGGTAAACCGTATCTCTATTCCTTTGGAACAAGATATAGTGAACATTCAAACGGCTTTTACTGTCGGCACTGAGCCGTCTCTAGACTGTACTCCTGCGGATGATGACGAAAAGAGACTCTTGGATGCGGTCAAAGCTGTATTTAAGTCCAACAAAATCAAGTATCAGAACAAGAAGATTGTTCGTTCCTGGTTATCCGAACAGGAAGTTGCCGAGTATTGGTATGCGACCGATGATGATTCGTTTTGGGCTAAGTTTTGGAAGAAAGTTAAGACTACCTTCGGAGGAAAAGTAAAACCCACCAAGAAGCTGAAAAGCGTGTTGTGGTCTCCATTCAGAGGGGATAAGCTATATCCGTTCTTCAACGATGAAGGTGATTTGGTTGCTTTCTCTCGTGAGTACAAGAAAAAACTCATGGATAACTCGGAAATTACCTGCTTTATGACTATCACAGACAGAATGGTCTATCAATGGGATCTGTCTAAGGGTTACGAGGAAAGAACTTCTTTCGTCCATGGATTCCCGAAACTGCCGGTTATCTACGCTTATCGTCCCGAACCTTATTGCAAAAAGATTAAGACTTTCCGTGTCCGGTTGGAGAAACTACTATCCAACTATGCCGATTGCATTGACTATCATTTCTTCCCACTGCTGAAGCTAATTGGAGATGTAGAGGGCTTCATGGGTAAGGTTAAGGATAGAATGGTCAAACTTACAGGAGAAGGTGCAGATGCTCAGTATCTGACGTGGAACCAAGCAAATGACACTGTAAAATTTGAGGTAGAAACCCTCTTTGAGAAAGCATATTCTATGACGAATACACCGCAAATCAGTTTTGAAAAACTTAGTGGTTCGGGAAATGCCTTGTCGGGAGTGGCTTTCGATTACGTGTTCCTTTCGACACATTTGCAAGTTCAAAATCATGCCGAGGTGATAGGTGAATTTTTACAACGAAGAGTCAATTTCCTTGTTTCTGCTTTAGGATCTATTAATCCATCTGAATTTAACAAAGCATCTGAAACGATAGATATTGGTACAGAAGTTGTTCCGTATCGCCTTGACAATTTGGAAGATAAAGTTAATGTAGCTGTAAAAGCTGTGTCGGGTGGTGTATGGTCACAACGACATGGGGTAATGTTCGCTGGAAATATTGACCGCATCGAAGAAGAGCTTACTGAAATCAAGGAAGAACAAGAAGCTAAGAATAAGCAAATCGGAAATAAAGAACAGAAAAACGCTTCTTAAGTCAGAAAAAATATGGGGCTTATAATTCGGGTACATGAAAAATAGGACCTTTAGCGGTGATTCTTCAGAGTTGCCGCTATTTTTTTATTCATAGTAAAATAATGAATAATTTATTTGTTAGTATTCATATTATTACTATATTTGCATAGTAATTAAGTCCAAAGCGTTATGAGTTACAAATCAGTGAAAGACGTTGTAACTATGTTGCAAGAAAACGGTTTTGTTCTAAAGAGTCAGAGAGGTAGCCACATGAAGTTTGAAAAAGACGGTAAAGTAGTTATCGTACCGAATCATAACAGCAAAGGCGTTGAGAAAGGCACTTATTACAGCATTTTGAGGCAAGCGGGGCTAAAGTAGCCCCCTTGTTCTCTTAATTTAAAAGGAGGTAATATGAAAACAGTAGAAGTTATCGTTGAACACGCAGGAAAGAACCTGAGTGCTTATATTGAAGGTGCTCCCGTCATTACAGTTGGTAATGATATGAAAGAGTTAGAAGATAATATGAAGGAAGCAATCGAGTTGTATCTGGAAGATAATACTAATCCTTGCGAGGTGTTGTCTGGGGAATTTGAATTAAAGTTCAAAATTGATGCTGCTACCTTTATCAACTACTACAGCAACATTTTTACTAAAGCTGCTCTGAGTCGGATTACAGGAATCAATGAGCGTCAGTTATGGCATTATGCTGCCGGAGTACATAAACCGCGCAAACAGCAGTTGGAGAAGATTCAGAAAGGTATTCAGTCTTTGACTAAAGAGTTGGCTGCTATTAATCTCTTGTAGTTTGGCAAAGATAGAGAATGAGATAGAACATGATGTAATTTGCCAAAGTGTAGAAGAACTTCTTCCTATGACAGATGATAATATCCCACCGACTGATCCAAGGCTGATTGAACTAAGGATTTCATCAGAATTAGTTATTGAGTACGAAGAAGAATATTATCCGATAAAATACTAGTTGATATAAAGGAATAAATATTTTTTGGGGGTAATAAATTTTAGGCTTGCAGTTATTCTGTGAGCCTTTTTTCTGCCATTATCAAACCTTCTCTTTATTGTTCGTTATCACCTATTTAATTATTTCCCTTCCACCTACTTACTCACTACTTTTATACCGCATTTGTGACATCAAAGCGAAGGTCACGAATCAGAAGTTCAAATATTTACTAATCATCTGTATTGGTGGTATTTTTACTTCCACAAATTGAATTTCAATATAATAATTTAATTCATACGGTATGACAATCTTAGAACAAATCTTGGCAGGACTGCAACAGAAATTCACTGGAGTAGATACTGCTATCTTAACCCGAATAGCCGTTAAAAAGGCAGAGGGTGTAACGGACGATACAAAGGTAAACTCAATCGTTGAGGGTATCAGCTTTTCGGACGTGTTAAATTCCTATGGTGATTTCCGTGCCGGGGATGCTACCCGTACTTCTGTATTGAACTACGAGAAAAGGCATAACCTTAAAGACGGTAAGCCAATCGAGAATCCTAATCCTAATCCTAACCCAAATCCAAAGCCGGAAGATAAGAAAGATGACATGGCGACCATCATTGCGAATGCGGTGAGTGCTGCTGTTAAGCCTCTTTCCGATGAACTCGCTCAGTTTAAGGCTGAGAAGTCACTGGCTACCCGGCAAGAGCAGATTTTGGCAAAGGCTAAGGAGTACGGTATTCCCGAAACATTCGCGAAGCGTTATGCAATTCCCGATGACGCGGACTTGGATACATATTTCAAGGACGCAAAACAAGAACTTGCTAATATCGGCTTTAGCGGTGCAACCCCTCCCGAATCAGCAGAAGCGAAGATTGAGAAAGAAGCTGAATCTATCGCCAACATGATTTCAGAGGGAACAAAAACTATTGTTGAATCTAAAAAGTAAATTAAATGGCAGCAGGTACACATTATGACTTGAAACCGGATTACAAGCCGGAAGAGTTTTACCGTGTTGAAACTGGGGTACGAAAGAGTGGGCCGTGGAAGTTGGATATAACCAACCTTGTGGTAGGCTCTTATTTACCCGTGTTTACTCCGGTAGAAGCAGATTTAAAGAAACGTACACTTGTCCCGGTGCGCAATGTAAAGGTGGTAGAAGCCTACACAACCGGAGATGCTAATCTCACCATCAAGGTGGCAAAAGACTCTCTGGCTTATCAAGGCATGTTCATTGGAAGCGGAAAGAAGGGCGCAGAAGTAGCATCTATCGACAAGTCCAATAAAGCCTACGATGCATTAACCATCAAAGCGGCTTTCGGAGAAAATATCGCTAAGGATACGGTTCTTTTCGAAGCTACCGCAGTGGGTGGAACAGTGAAGAAGAACACTGCAAACTTCGTTCTTTATGATGCGAAGAAAGTTGAGAGCGATGGAGCGGTTCTCTGCACTCTCTTGATGCAAGCCTATGAGGTAAAGGAAAGCAAGTTGGTTCTTCCGATCCATGAGCTGGATAAGGTGGGATTGACAAGCCGTTTCCAGTTTGAGTATTAATCATTAAAAGTTTAGATATGAATTTGACCATACAAACTTTATTTACAGATCCCAATATCGTTCAGGCGATTATTGACCGTGTCCTCCAGTTGAGACTGGACACAATCTACTGGAAGCAATACGGAGATTTCTTGGAAACTAAAACCCGTGTTTTTAAGACTTATCTTGGGACAGTAACGGGTGTTATTGCCGGTTCCATTCTGGGTAAGAATGATCAGAAGCCTATTCGTGAAAGACGTAGCCTTGGAAGTGGTTATACTGAAATTGCTTACTTGGGCGACCGTTATCAAATGGATATTGAGCGCCTGTCACAGTTACAGGATATCATTGACAAGTTCAATGCAGCCAATACAGCTGATCAACGTACAATCTTGCAGGAGATTATCGATTTTATAGTTGATGATTACCGTCAGATTCTGCTTGCTCCGCACAAGCGTATGGATATTATCGTTCCTGAATTGTTGATGACTGGTAAGGCGCAGGTTCATTTGGCCGATAATAAGGAAAACATCGAATTGTTGGACATCGAGCTACCGTTCCACTTCCTTACTCCTGACGCTTCAGCAAAGAATGTATTTATCTCTTACTTGCAGCAGGAGATTCAGAAATTGAAAGCCAAATACGGTGTATTCTCCAAAATGATTATGTCTCGTGGTACGTTTATGAAGAACATTGTAGGGGCTTCTGAGTTCGGTGATAAATTCAAGATGATTCTTGGTGAGCGTGAGTTCATGGTTAATGCAGGGTTGGTGACTGACCAGATGGCATCCAGCGTATTTACTGGAATCGGGCTTCCTGCAATTGAGATCAAAGAGGACTACGTAGAGAATCAGGCGGGCGAGAACGTGCAGATTTACGCCGACAACCGTATCACCCTGTTGCAGACGGACAAGGTGATGAAGATGCGTCACCATAAGCCGTATGTAATGACGGACCCTGTTCCGGGACGTTCTTACAATACTGCTGAAGGTCAGATGTCGGTTTGCAACTATCGTGACGAAGAAGGTCGATACATGGAATACACCGCTGAGTGGATTCCTGAATTTATCTCTCCGAATAAGATTGTGAACTTTGATCTTTCAACGATGAACGCATGACGGTAAATGAATACATACAGCAAAAGTTTCAGACTTTCGGCATCCAGTTGTCGGAGGCTGACCTTTTGGATATGTATCTGAATGCGAAGGTTAGCAGAGGGGATGAAATGAACGAGGGTTACTACAGTCGTGTTTCTGTGGCAATTGCGAAGTTCATCCCCTCTCTATTGCTTCGTGCCACTTCAATCAGTGAAAGCGGTTTCTCTATGTCTTGGAACATTCAAGGTATTAAGGACTACTATTCACTTCTGTGTAAACAGTACGGATTGAAAGACGAACTGAGTAACAAACCTAAAGTGACATTCTTATGATATTCGCTCCACACATGTTGCAGGTAAAGGTTATCACCCCGATGGAAAAGGATGAGTTCGGCCGGCCTATTTCCGGAACAGGTGGTGAAAGCTGGCAAGATGTATGCAAGTGCCGATGTGATGATAACACTACGAAAGAGTTTTCTTCTGACAATGGCTCTGTATATCGTCCTAATTTCCATGTAGTGTGTGAGAAAAGAATAACTATCAAAGTAGGGCAGGAGGTTCGTTGCATGGATGGCGACAACGTGAGAGGGCAAGGCAAGGTTTACACAGTGAAGAGTACGAACTACTTTAATTACTCGGAATTATGGATGTAGACTTTGATTTCTCTGATGTCGATGCTTTCTTCGATGAAGGAGAATGGGAAGTCGAGAAGAAAATGATAGATGTCGGTGATGAAGCCGTGAAGTACGCGGAGGAACATGGCGATTATCAAGACCACACACTCGCTTTGAGAACATCCAATGATTACGATGTTGATAAAGACGGTTTAACTCTGAAAAACGAAGCGGAATATGCTTCATTCGTGGAATCTAAGGGATATGATGTTTTAAGTAGTGCCGCTTTATTTGCGGAGAAACGATTAAAAGAAGAATTTGAATGATAGTAACTACCGACATAGGAAACATTATCTACCGGAATACTAATTATGATATAAAATGATAATATTTTGTATTTTATAGTATTGTATATTAGTGATATATCTAAATTTAATCTATCTTTTTATTTAATATAATTGTGCAAATAATCGTGGATATTGTGCAAAATTACTATATTTGCACAACTAATATTTAATGATATGGCAACAGTAAAAGCAATAGTGAGGACTACTCGAAAAAGTACAGATGTTAATATCCGATTCAGGCTTAGTGATGGAAAGAATATTCAACTGTTTCATGTTAGTGAAATAAAAGTAAATGTTGATTTATGGGATGCGAAAAACGATTGCATTAAAAAACGTGCCTTGTGTTTGGATGAAGAACGTAATGCAATCAATAAAGCCGTAAACGATAGAAAGTATTTAATCTTATCCATTTATGGAGCTAATAAGGATAAATGTGTTACCAGTAATTCATTAGAAAAGTTAATAGATAAATATTTGCATCCAAACGAACATTCAATACAATCTAATGACTTCTTTTCTATGATTAATCAATTTATTGAAAAAAAAGGGTACTCTGAAAATAGAAAGAAGGCAATAATAACAATGAGCTATGCTTTGCAGAGATATGAGTTTTTTGTACAAGAAACATTTAATAAGTCATTTAGATTTGAAATTAGCACCATAACCAAAGACGTAATAGATGATATAAAATCATTTTTAGAAAATGAAGGTGATTTGGCTATGGAATATCCAAATGTTTATGAAAAAATTAAGGTGCAGTTTGTGAAACATAGCGGAATGAAAAACAAAGGCAATAATTCTGTTAATTCCATATTTAGAAGATTAATTGCTTTTTTTAATTGGTGTTTAAAAGAGGAAATAATAGAAAGGAGTCCTTTTACTGGATACGATGGTGTTCCGATACCTAAATATGGTACTCCTATTTATATTTCATTAGAAGAAAGAAATAAAATAGCTAATTATGATTTATCAGAGCTACCAAGCATAGAGAGACAGAGGGATATATTTATTTTTCAATGTCTTATTGGATGCCGTGTTGGGGATTTAGTAAAAATGACAGCAGAGAATGTTATTAATGGAGCAATTGAATACATACCCCAAAAGACTAAAGGCAAGCGTCCGTTAGTGGTACGAGTTCCGTTAAATGACCGTGCAAAAGCACTCATAGAAAAATATAAAGGTATTGACGCGCGAGGGGGACTATTTCCTTTTATAAGTAAAGCACGATATAATGAGAGGATAAAGGAGATATTTAAAATATGTGGAGTTACCAGACTGGTTACGGTTATAAACCCTACTACCGGAGAAGAAGAAAAACGCCCAATTAATGAAATGGCAAGTAGTCACATGGCACGAAGAACATTTGTAGGTAATCTTTATAAGAAAGTGAAAGACCCTAATTTGGTTGGATCATTGTCTGGTCATGCGGAAGGCAGTAAGGCATTCGCTCGCTATAGAGAAATAGATGATAGCATGAAAAAAGAATTAGTATCATTAATAGAGTAATATCTATGTTACGTGTTACGCTGTTACGGTTACGCATTTTGTAAGTTGTTGATTTATATTTGATTATTATAAAAATATGCGTAACATACAACTTACAAAAAGAATCATTTAAACAGGAACTTATGAAAAGTGAATTGAACGAGAAAATATCATGTTGTTGCTCCCTATTCCGGGCTGAAACGTATAAAGGCTTATCATTAGAGAATATTTCGGATATGGTATTATTTGCTAATAACTTCCTGCTAAATGTGGATATAGAGAAAGATATGGAAAGAGAGAGCCAATTAATCGGAGGATTTAATCACTATTATAGTATTTGGCATAAATCCATTTCTCCGATAAATATAAGCATTGGATTTCTTATTAGATATAATCAAAGTAATGAGATTACTAAAGCGATAAGCAGGATAGAGGCAGAAGATAAATTCAAATCTGATATTCTAAATATATTAGGTGTTATTGGAATTGCACTTGCATCGAAATTAGAGATAGTAGAGGAAACTTTAAACCGCCTTAGAATTGCAGTCGGCAGCAGCATAGAGGTAAATATCTATCGTGATAAAATATCAATAGGTAGTATTTTGTCAAATTTGGAGGGAAAAGAATGCAGTTCTTTTAATCAGCCTCTACAAAATGAAGAACTGAAATATGATATTGATGCAATCACCAGAATATACAATTATTGTAATGGAGATACCTTTTCGGTTAGCTTTAAAGTCTTTGTGGATGCTATTGCAAAAGCTGATTTTTCCATTATTTATAATGCCAATGGTACAACAACTTCCAAATGTGCTTACCTTATATCAATAATTAAAAAGTTTGTTTATAGTAAGGATTGGTATAGAAATGCAGCAAACAGTATAAACACTGAGCCTACCAGATGTAGCGGAATGAAAGTGCCTCCAAAGTGGAAAAACGATTTGCAAAAAATAAGTAGGAGTATAACACCATACTAATACCATACTTAGATAAAAGTTAAAGAATGTAACGCATTGATACGCACTGTATTGATGCGTTTTTTTATTGTGATAAAGTTGCATTTACCATACACCCACCATACATACCCTACTGTAACTTTGTGATATAAAACAAGATGAAATAATTTAAAATATAACATTATGAATATTCAATCTTTAATTGACAGTAAGGCTAATGTTTCCGTAACAGTTTCGGTTACTGAACTGAATGAATTTGCAGAAAACGTAGTAACGAAGGTTATCTCTAAAATGGAGAATAGTAAAAAGCCTGATAGTTTATGTACGATGAAAGCAGCAGCAAACCAATTACACCGTACTGTAGGAACGTTGGATAGATGGCGTAAATCGGGTTATCTTGTACCTATTTATGTCGGAGGCAAACCAATGTATAAACAATCGGATATTGATAAAATTTTGGGATTATGAATAAAAGAAAAAAGGTAGCCGTATCAACTACCTATTCTTCCAATGACAGGAGCAAAGATAGTGATTCCGGTACACAAATGCAAGTAGTTTTCAAATGCTTTTTTGAATCTCCTAAAACAATGTATCAGGTAGAAAAAGAAACAGGTATATGCCGCCCTAATATTTGCCGTTACGTTTGTGAATGGGAAAAGAAAGGGGATATACAAGAATTACATAAAGGTAAATGTCCGGTTTCTGGTTATACGGCTGGCTTTTATTCTACCAATAAAGAACTATTTAAAAAAGAAGAAAGACAACGTTCCTTCTGGGATATGTGGAAAGGAGGCTTTGATGAATAAAATAAAAATAGATTCGGATGAATTGGGAGTTAGTAAAGTTCAACTTCCTTATGACGGATTATCAGAAGGTGTGTGTTGTGTAATAGATTCGGTTGTATCTACTTTACAGTGTTCACGTGATATGGTTATTACAGCAATGTTCACAACAGTAGGAACTGCTATCGGAAAACGTCTTGCTATCTATGACGGGAAGTATCATAATTACCCGTGTCTTTGGTGTTGCAATGTCGCTCCATCCGGTTCTAATAAATCTACTCCAGTACGTTTTATTTTGCAGCCATTAAGAAACGTGGATGCAGCTAATTACAAGACGTATCAAAATGAACTGAAGGAATACAGAAAAAGCAAATCAGAGGACAATACGGATAAACCCAAATTCAAACAGATACTTATTTCCGATAGTACACCGGAAGCCCGTAGTCAGGTGTTAGCTAATAATGCTAACGGAATATTACTCTATAGGGATGAAATCAAGGGCTTTTTGGATGATATAGGAAGATATACAAGGAGCGGAGAAGTAAGTCAGTTACTTTCTATGTTTGATTCAGATGATATTTCCATAAACAGAAAAAGCGAAGATGTCTTATTAATTGAAAAGCCTTTCATGTCTATTTTCGGAACTATTCAACCGGAAGTTTTAGAAGGTACGTTTGGAAGTGATTTGCTTATGAGCAATGGTTTTAATCAACGTTGGTTGTTCTGTTATCCTGATAGTGTACCACCGCCAATGTATAGCGAAAAAAGTATTCCTAAAGAAATAGTTCAATCGTGGGAAAATTTTATCAAAGGCTTGTTGGCTTTCGATTTTTCTTCTATGGGTGGTGAGTTGCTTATTATGAATGAAGCTAAACAAAGGTACGTTGAATACTACAATAGCCTTCAATTAAAAAAAGTAGATGCAGATGGTTACATGAGTGCAGTTTATTCAAAACTGCAAATACAGGTACTTCGTTGGGCTGGTATTACCCATATTTTAGGGAATAATTCTTCGATGTCTCGAATATTACCGGAGGAAATAGAATATTCTATTAGGTGTATGGATTATTTTGAAAAATGCGCTGAAAAAGTTTATTCAAGGCTATCAAGAAGTAAAAAGCAACTTGATACTAAATCCATGACGAAAGAGCAGGTAATAGCGATGTGCTATAATTCATTTGATTGTAAAAATAAAGCTGAATTTGCAAACGTGATTGGTATAAGTAGACCTGCCGTCAGCCGTGCTGTAAATAAGTACCCATTGTTACGCTGTTACGGTAATGAATGCAATAATAATTCAGATGATAGTACAGAATCGGGTATAATAGAAAGCAAATAGATTATGAAAAGTTTCTTAGATACAGAAGTTTCGATATACAACGGTGTCCGTGACGTGTACGGCACTACTTGCAAACTCCGTGCGTTCCTCTTTGACAAAAAGCATCTTTCAGAGATTGAACGGCTACGTTCTTTGCCTACCAAAGAAGAGCGTAACGAGATTAAGAAGAAACTCCCACAGGCTTGTATTTCGGGTGTCTTTGCTCCAATGAGAAAAGCGGAGAATCTTATCACGCATTCCGGGCTTGTCTGTGTGGATATAGACCGTAAGGATAATGAAGAAATTGAGAACTGGGGTGAATTGAAGCATGAGCTATCCAAGCTTCCACAAATAGCCTATATCAGCCTTTCGGTAAGCGGTAACGGTTACTTTGTGATTATCCCCCTACGATACCCGGATTACCATAAGCAGCAGTTTGAGCAACTGAAACGGGATTTTGAAAAGATGGGGATTATTATAGATCGTGCGTGCGGTGACGTGTCCCGGATGCGGTGTTTGTCTTATGATGCAGAACCTTATGTAAATGTTGAGGCAATCCCGTATGAAGGCTACTATGTAGAGCCTCTACCGATAGTAAACTATCAGTATTCAGGGGATGACGTTTTGGATAAGGTGGCAAAATGCTGTGAACGGATAGAACAACACTGCATTGATATTACAGGTGATTATCAGTCATGGTTTATGGTTGGTTGTGCGCTTGCTTCACTTGGTGAGAATGGAAGGCAGTTCTTTCATGTTTGCAGTAGCCAAAACCAAGCGTATAAGCCAAACGAATGCGATAAGAAGTTCACCAATCTATTGCGCACAGGAAAGCGTATCGGTGTCGGCTCTTTTTTCGAGATATGCAAAGACTATGGAATAACATTCAAAGACGTTTAGGCATGGAGATAGAAGTTATTCACGGGCAGATTATCGCCAAAGCAAACCATTATCAGGCAGTGCCGGGAAAGTTCGGAACAAAGCGCATCATCAAGGACGAAAAGATACGGGCATACGAAAAGGCTTTCATGCAACAGTGCAAGACCTACAAGAACAGGCGTATTTCAAGCCGTTTCCGGTTGTTTATCCGGGTGTACCATAGTTCGGTAAGGTTCGACTTAGATAATAGCCTAAAAACGTTGCTCGACTGCCTGCAAATGGTAGGAGCTATAGAAGATGACAAACTTTGCTTTCAGATTGAAGCGGAGAAGAAAATAGACAAGTATCACCCACGCATAGAATTTGCCTTGCTGGAGGTGAACGAGCAGAAAAATATATTTCAATAACCGATTCCGGGTAGGTTTGCCACACGGATAGCCTACCCGGTTTTTCTAAAGTAGAATGTTTTAGATATGGGAAGAAAGAAAGGAACAGAAAAAACAGGAGGGCGCAAAGCTGGAACGCCCAACAAGATAACGGGTACCGTTAAAGAATGGATTCAGAAAGTTATTGATGGCAAACGCCAACAGTTTGAGGACGATTTAGATGATTTAGAACCGGGTGAACGTGTCCGGGTTATATCAAACCTTTTGCAGTACGTCACGCCAAAGATGCAATCTGCAAGCCCGGAAGAACTGTTGGAGGCTGAATATCAGAAGCTATCCGAATTACTGGATACTGCACCGGATGAAGTTGTAAACGAGATTGTAGAACGAGTTAAAAGGCTAACCAATGACAGAAGAAGAAAGACAACGGAAGATTGAAACTATATTAGGTGCAATAAAGGAACAAGTGGATTACCCGGATGTTCCTATTCATTTATGGATTACTGGAGCTACAGAAGGCAAGCCGGGTGAGCCGGACTTTGAAGAGTGGATGCGGATATGTACGCAGCATGTAGATGCCTACTTTCAAGAAACGGGAAAACGTGATGCTGATTCCCCGTTTGCTAAATTTGTGAGAAAGTACGGAAGAAGAGAATGTATTTAAAATTATAGGGAGGTATCAAGATGAAATTTACACCAACAGAAAAGAATGATTGGTTACAATCAATCAAGTTAAACGAAGACTACCAAAAATTCAATGATGAGCAGTTATCAAGCATTTACGAAGCGATGGTAGAAGAAGCAAATAGAGGTATGATAGCCGCAGCAGCTTTGGGCGGCAAATGGGAACCGGGCGAACCTGATTACAATCTATTGAAAGCAAAGAATATTTCCAACGCTCCAGCCGAAAGACTTGTTCAGGTATTCAAAGAACTATATTCAGAGTATGAAAAGAATCTCCGTAATATGTTCAATGATTCCAGAACGGAGCTAAGTATTTCGCCTCAACAGGTAGCAGAAGCATTACACCGCTATGGGCTGGATGAATATGCCTCACAAGTCTATATTCTTTTCGGTGGTATGTATGCCGGATGTGCCTACAACATAAAGAATGTGATTCAGGATGTGAAAGGATGGGTTGCCGCCTATCGTATGGCTGACGAACTGAATGTTAATGTATCAGAGATTGAACCGCTAAAAGCATTAGAGTACTATAAAATTAAAAATCATGAATCATAGAATAATCAGATTAGCAGGTAGAAGCTATGTAATATGCGGCTTCACCCCTTCAACCGCAAAGAGAGTGATAACAACACTTAGAGGTCTAAATGCACAGGAATTGAAAGATATTCCTGATGCAGTCCCGGTTATGGTAAATGCCATTTCAATAGCCATTTCGGGAAGTGGCATTTTAAGCCGATTTAAGGCTATGTTTATTCGTAAACGGTTGATTAGTCGTGCGAATATAGAGAACCTACTGGAAGCAACGGAAAATGTTATAGGGATGATTCCTACTGATGAGTTCTACACACTATCAACAATTACCAATCAATTCAAAAAAGCAATCGTAAAATGAAAAACAATGCAGCAAAAATAGTAGCCGATTCTCTATTGGGAACGTACTACAAGGAAGTAAAGTTAGGTAAGTTCACATATCGAATCTATCAGCCGACAATCAAAGATCTTTTGAATATCCTCAATGATTCAGGGGTAAGTATCAACGAAGGCATGAAGCGTATGGAATTGATTGCGCAAATGCCGGAACACGTAGAAGAGTGTGCCCGTGCAATTTCTTATGCTGTTTCTATCAACAAGCCCGAAGTTTATCGTAAAATGGCATACCAATATATCACCCATTACGCCACGATGGAGCAGATAGTAAATGCTTTCGTTGTATTATCCGGTGTGATTAATGGGAAAGAACTCTTTGATAGTGTAAAAATAGATAAATTTCGCTCAAAGAACGGAACAGCAGAAACAATAGGTGCAAATTCTATCTTTGGTGCAATGGGTTCATTGATGGATAGTCTTCATTTAACATACAAAGAAGCTTTTGAAGTGATTCCTTACCCTTGTTTGTTGATGATGAACGCTGATAAGTTACGAGTGTTGGGAGCTGGGGAAGATAAATTGGTAGAAGTATCAACGGAGGAATTTTTCAGAATGAGAGCAGAAAGGAGGGGTAACAATGGCTGATTTATGGTTTAAGATTCGGGCTGATGTGTCAGAACTTGATAAAGCCTATAAAAGACTTGCTGAGATTGAAAAAATGGTTGCCAGCTTCAATAATAAATTATCAAAATCAGAACCGGGTGGTAAAGCATTTAAAGAGATTAGCAAACAGCTTACTTCTTTAGAAAAGCAGCATGAACAAACTTTAAAGAAAATAGCCTCACTTGAAACAGCCAGTCAAAACCATGCTCAAAAAGAAGTAGAGAACCAACGTATCATATCTCAGGCTATAAAAGAAGCTGTTTCCTCCGAAAAACTAAAACAAGAAACTTCAAAAGCGTCTATTCAAAACTCAAAAGCGCAAATAGAAGCTATAAAATTAGAGTTGGAGGAATTGAAGAAAAGAAGAGCCTTTGATAATGATGCAAAGAAACGAGCTGTATCGGAAGAAGAAGTAACAAGAATCCTGAATACTCAGGTAAAATCTATCCGGCAGGCAGAAGAGCAAAACAAACGTTTGCGTATAGCTGTAAAAAACGTAGTCGGAGAAGATAAGGAAGCCAATCAATTACGTGCTACCATGAACAACCGAATACAGAAAAATACGGAGTTCATAAAGCGCAATACAGATGCTTTTGTCCGTCAGAAAATGACAATCGGGCAATATAAGCAGGAAATAAAACAGGCTTTTGCCGAACTTCAAAAGGGCGGCAATACCATGAACAACGTAAAGTCTATAGCAAATGGACTTTCAGGTGTGCTGAAAACAAAAGTATCGGGAGGGTTATCCAGCGTTAGGGATGGCGTAAGCACTATGATAAAGGGCTTTGTTGGTGCGCAGGCTGTTATCAGTGGCTTTCAAAAGATGGTGGATGCTATAAAGTCCGGAATCCATTCAATAATTGATTTTGAATCAGCAAATTCAAAGTTGGCAGCTATTTTAGGAGAAGCGAAAACCAATATAAACGAATTGATTTATGATGCTAAAAGGCTGGGAGCAACAACACGATACACTGCATCCGAAGCAACAGCCCTTCAAATCGAATTGGCAAAATTGGGCTTTTCCAAAAAAGAAATATTGGATAGTACGGAATACATTTTGAAATTTGCACAAGCTACAGGTGCAGAATTACCGGAAGCGGCAGCGTTGGCAGGTGCATCTATTAGGATGTTTGGTGCTACAACACAAGAAACTGAAAAATATGTTGCTGCAATGGCTGTAGCTACTACAAAGAGTGCATTATCATTTTCTTACCTTCAAACTGCAATGCCTATAGTCGGTCCGGTAGCTAAAGCGTTTAATTTCACGATAGAAGATACTTTGGCTTTACTTGGCAAATTGTCTGATGCTGGTTTTGATGCTTCTATGTCCGCTACCGCTACGAGAAATATTATATTAAACTTAGCTGATGCCAACGGGAAGTTAGCCAAAGAATTAGGCGGCAATGTAAAAACACTCCCTGAAATGGTAGAGGGATTAGTAAAATTGAGAGATAAGGGAATAGACCTTGCCTCAACATTAGAACTGACTGATAAGCGTAGTGTAGCAGCGTTTAATGCTTTCCTTTCTGGTGCTGAGAAGATAAATACTCTACGGGAAGCGGTAACTAATGTAGAAGGCGATTTGGCTACTATGGCAAATACTATGACTGATAATGTGCAAGGAGCAATTTTAGGTCTTTCTTCTGCATGGGAGGCGTTTATGCTTTCATTTATGAACTCCACCGGACCGGCTAAAGAGGTAATAGATTTCTTTGCAAGGGGATTGAGGAATATTGCCAGAGATTTAGCTTCACCAGACGAACGCCAAAGTATGCAAAATTCTGAATCAATCAGTTTGCAAAAACAGCAAATGCAGGAATTTGGAGTAATTGACGAAAACCTGAAAAGATTACGGGCACTCTATGATGAGAAAGTAGCTACCGGAATGGATGCAAATCAAGCGGAGATAGAAGCAAAGAAAGAATATCTCCAGTCTTATCGAAAAGAGTTAGAGAAAGAAAATAAGCTCTATGAAGATTTACAAAAAGAGAAACAAGCGACACAGGACAAATATCAAAACGCTTCATTCTGGAAACAGGCGTTATTCTTAGAAAAGACTAACCACCAATATGAAAAACAGATAGATTTGCAAGTTAGTGGTATGGCTCAACTAAAAGGGAGTATGTTCAAAAATGAATCTGTAATTGATGCAGTAGAAAACACACAACTTACACCCCAAAAGACAAAAACATACAAAGTTAAGCCGGAATTTAAAGTATCTGATTATGTAGATGCGCACCAGCACGTTAAAGAAATACAGAAAGCAGCACAGGTAGTTAAAGATGCTGTTATAAAATCAGAAATAGATATTCAGCAACAACAAATAGACTTGAAAGAAGAAGGCAATGAAAAACAGTTGGCGCAAATCCGGCTTAACTACGATAAACGCTATCAGGAAATTCAGAAGGAAGAACGAGAACTTTTACAAAAACTACAGGACGAAGAGCGTAAACAGTGGGAAAAGGATAATCCGGATTTTAAAAAGAAGAACCTGCAATTTACATCTACTATTACCTCTTTGACACCAGAACAGAGAGCGCAGTTTGATAAAGAGTATTCCCTTGCATATCAAAAACAGGAGAAGGACACAAAAGCCTTGTTAGATAAGCTATTGGAGAAATATCGTGATTATGATGCGCAAAGAACAGCTATTGAGAAACAAGGTAACGAAGAAATTGCTTACCTTCAATCCAAACGCACAGATGCCAATGCAGAAGAAATAGACCGGGCGATCAAAGTGGCACAGGACAAAATCAAAGAAGGTGTTCAGCAAATCAATGACACACAAGCGGAGGCGGCTACTAAAGACAATGATTTCTTTAAATTATTGTTTGGTGATGTTTCCTCTATGTCTTTCGGTGCATTGCAAAACCTAATATCACAAGCTAAACAATTACGTGAGTATCTTTCCGGTAATGGAGATGCCAAAGGAATTACTTTCATTTCCCCCGAACAGTTAAAAGCTATTGAGAAAAGCCCGGCTGAATTGGAGAAATTGAAGAAAGCTCTCGATAAGCTGTTAGGAACGAATAAAGAAGGGAGCAATAACAAATGGGAAGGTATCTTCACTACATTCAAAAAAGGATTCGCAGAACTCAAAGGCGCAAAGGGGTTTAAAGAAATAGCTGGTGCGATCGGTACAATAAGCGGTGCTTCATCGGAGGCAGCAGGCGAACTGTCTAAGATGTTTGACGAAATGGGAAACACGGAGGTTGCAGATGCTTTAAGCGGTATGCAACAGGTTATGAGTGCTGTTTCCAATATAGGGGAAGGATTTGCTAAAGGTGGTTTAGTTGGTGGTATTGCAGCAGCAGTAGGCGAAGCGGCTAACTTTATCGGACAGGCTTTTGCCGCCAACGCCCGGCATAAAGCGGCTCTGAAAGAGATAATGAATGAAACCATAGCTCAGCAGAGAGAGTACAATCTTCTTTTGATGCAACAGAATTTAGAGTACGAGAAGGCTACTACCATATTCGGCACTGATGCCTACGGCAAAGCTGCAAATGCTGTTAAGGTAATGAAAGAAGCGGTAGCAGATTTGAAAGATGAATTAGCCGGTACTGCCGAACAGAAGAAAGACCAATCTAAAGATGCCTTATTCAAAAAGTTCTTCGGTGTTTCCAATCCACAGGCAGAACTTAAAAAGGCTTATGCCGGACTTGCTAATATCGAGATAAAGACCGGACATAAGAAAACAGGTCTGTTTGGCTGGGGTAAAGGAAAAGATATTTATTCGTCTATTCTGGATGTGTACCCTCAGTTAGTAGATGCTAATGGTAAGTTTGATAAGAGTTTGGCGGAAACCATCATCAACACCCGTACAATGTCCGATGAAAGCAAATCCGCTTTGCAAAACATGATAGATTTGGCACAACAAGCGGAAGATGCTTATAACCAACTCAACGATTACTTTACTGATATTTTCGGTAGTCTGGGAGAATCAATGTCGGATGCGCTTGTAGATGCTTTCAAAAATGGAACGGATGCAGCTAAAGCGTTTACTGATTCTGTTTCCGATATGTTGGAAACATTGGCTAAACAGATGGTTTACTCCGTTACCCTCGCTCCATTGATGGAAAAAGCTCAGAAAGAGATGATGGATGTAATGCAGAATACCGGACTATCAGACGAACAGAAGTTCAATAAGTGGACGGGTATTCTCAATAACCTTGTAGATGATGCAGTAAACCAGCAGGGATTAGCCAACCGATTGTTAGGGGAATACCAACAAGCGGCTAAAGATAAAGGCTTTGATATATTCGGTGCTGATAGCTCAACCTCGCAATCATCCACCAAGAAAGGTTTTGCAACCGCTTCACAAGATTCTATTGACGAATTGAACGGAAGGTTTACCGCTGGGCAAATCGCATGGGAGGAAACAAAGAATCAGGCAATAGAACAAACCTCTTTACTTTCATCTATCAATGAAAAGATGTCGGCACTTTGCACAACACCGGAAACCGGAAGTTCTGATAGCATAATAAATGCTGCATCTCCGGCCGATGGTTTGCGTGAAATAATTGTTTCAAGTTTCGCACAACGTGATAATTTCTCTGGGCAGATAATTGAACAACTCGTTGCGGTGAAAGGTGAAGTATCAGGGTTAAAGGGTATTGTAGATGAAATGCGTACCACTCAATCAAATGGATGGGGAAATATAGGTGAGATGACTGAAAATGTTGGAAAGATAGCCAAAGCTAATCCTTTAATGAATACCAAGTTAGATAGTATAAATGATAATATTAAAAAAGCATTATAATTATGAAGGGGGAATTATTTATTAATGGTAAAGATACTTTTGAAACATGGGGTGTCAATATGGGAGATGGTTTTCTTGAAAGTTTATATTCACCTGCTCCCATGAAAGAGGTAATAGAGAACAAATCACGTTTGGAACATGGTAAACGTGTTATATTTAATAATCCCAAAAAAGATGAAAGGGAATTAACCCTTATATTTACTTTGATGGGAGATAGTAAAAAAGACTACATAGACAAATACAAAGCGTTTATTACAGAAATTTCAGCAGGAGATGTAGCAATTAAAGTTCCTGCTTTGGGTGAAGAAGTGTACCATGTTTACTATTTACGTTCTAACTCTTTTGCTTGGAGTATTGACCGCACTTTCTCCAAAATATCTATTAAATTCTGCGAACCTAATCCCGGAAATAGAGCATGAACATAGAAGCCAAATTAACCGGACTGGATGAGTTGAAAGGGCTTATCCAGTCCAATGTGAAAGAAGCAATAGTAGAAGCAGGAGAAGAAGCGGTAGAAGTGCAGAAAAGGGAATCTGACTACATGAATCATACTTTTAATTTACGTAATGCTCCGGGTTATGCCGTTACTATTGACGGAGAAGAAGTAACACGTAATGTCCCGGCTGATGGGGAACATGGAGAAGCTGAGGCAAAGACTAACAAGACATTGGATAAAGTGGATAAGTCCGGTACGGGGCTTATTATAGCCGATGGTATGCCTTATGCAAGTTTCGTTTCAAGCAAAGGTTATGATGTACTTGATTCCGGTTTGCTCCATGCTGATAAGATTCTCAATAAAAAGACAGGGAAATAACTTTTTTCATAAATATAGCAAAATAGTTATGTTTTTATTTGGCGGTTTATAGCGAAAACGCTATATTTGTATCGTCTTAAACAAACGGTCTTTTATATTATGAAGTACAATCAGTTTTTTGCGGAACTTACCGCAGCAGGTTGTTACGTTCTCAGGCATGGGGCTAACCATGATATTTGGTACAGTCCTAAAACGGGAAACAAATTTGCTTTGTCAAGGCACGGCAAACAAGAAGTACCTACCGGAATGGAACGTAAAGCAAGAAAGGTTCTTTTGGGGGAGTAATCCCCCTACCTTTTGCGCTTCACACCTAAAAGGCTGTAAATGTTGAGGCAATGGGGTACGGTATATTGCCGTACTCCTATTTTTAAAGCAATGGATATGAAAGTAACTGTAATCATGGAAAAAGCAAGCGATGGGTATTACTCATGCTTTGTAGAAGAAGATTTACCCGGCTTTGGTTTGGCTGGATATGGAGATACGGCAGAAGCCGCCAAAGAGGATATGATGAAAGCGTATGAAGAAATAAAGGAGATTCAGAAATCAGAAGGTGAAGAAGTGCCGGAATTGGAATTTACCTACAAATATGATATGCAATCTTTCTTCAACTATTTCTCATTCCTGAATGTTACTAAGGTTGCAGAGTTGGCAGGTATCAACGCTTCATTGATGCGGCAATATACTTCGGGTGTGACAGCAGCCGGACAAAAGCAGTATGATAAGATACGGGTAGCGGTGGAACGTATATCTAAAGAACTTTCCGCAGCTACTTTCTAAAGATAGTGTACCGCTGTGAAGCGAGACCGTTTTAAGACAAAGAAAAGCCCGTTCCGGTGATTATTGGGACGGGCTTTATATTATTTCATTTTTAGGATTCGATTTACCGGATTGATTACGGTCTCTTTTTTATTCCGGTTCTCATATTCCAATTTCATTTTCTCAAAATCAAAATCGCTCATTAATCCTTTATCATGTAATTCTGCTGCATCCTTCATTTTTTGTATTAAAGTAGCTTCTAATTGCTGTTTTCTGTATTCTATATCAGACAGCTTTTCACAACATAGCACCCAAATTAGACCGATTAGAGGGCTAAGTATCAAAGAGCATAACAGAGAGTAGAAAAAGCCGCAAGTACGCTTGCTACCTTCCGAAGCGACACCGATAGAAAAGATAATCCATAAGATAAAGTATATCATAGCATTTAATTTTGATGTTTACTAATGCACAAACGTACAAAAGCAAGTCGGAAAAAGCAAATTTACAATACTATTTCTCCTTTTTCTATTCTATCCAATAAATTTGATAAGTCTGGTACACTATTGATATTATAGTTCGTTTTCCCTATGCGGATTACTCCGATAATGCTACCAGATGAAGAAGGAGTAAACAGTTCTGTAATATCAACCCCTAAAGCATTAGCTATCTTTTCCAGAGTTTCAAGAGACGGTGTAGATTTACCATTGACAATATTACTCATGTTGGCTCTTGTGATTCCAACAGTTTCAGCAAGAGAAGATACTTTAATATCCTTGCTCTCCAAAATTTCTCTAATTCTTAGTTCCATAATTAATGTATCGTTTAATAATACAGCAAATATAAGGTTTTGTATCGTATTGAAATAATAAAATAAGTTAAAACGTATCGTTTTACGGAAAATAATTAGATTATCTCTTGTGTATGTTATTGTAATGCGATACATTTGCAATGTAATAATTATCACAGAGCGATACACTAATAATTAATGATTATGACAAAAGAAGATTTAAACCAGATGTGCCGAGAATACCAACAAGTATTAGTAATGAGCGAAGAAGAAGTGTTTGCCATGTACGAAGAAAGCAAAGTTGAGTGCATCGCTTCTTATGAGGCTGAGATTGATTATTGGGAAAATTATTTCGGATATAAGTACTAACATTAAAATATACGATTATGGCAACGAATTTCAAAAATCAAATGAGAGAGTTAATGAAGCAGGCTTGGATGCTGGTTAAAGTGCACGGCTTTTCAATGGCAGAGGCTATGAAACAAGCTTGGCAGGTGTTGAAACTGAAAGCAGCTTTGAAGAAAGGTGTAGTAAAGTTCTTCTACCAAAAGCTAAACGGTGAAGTACGTTGCGCATGGGGTACTTTGAAAGAGGGTCTGATACCCGAAACAAAGGGCACAGAGCGTAAAAAGAATGAGAGCCTTATAACTTACTACGATAACGAGAAAGCCGCTTTCAGAAGTTTCAAAATAGCGAATTTAATTAAAGTAGGATAATTAACCAGGTGGGGGTACTTTCAAGGTACACCCCACCACAAAGATATAAACTATGTATTTTCCATTAGAGATTAACGAACAGATTGCGGATATGATAAGAACCGCTACCGATTTATATTCACAAGTAAATAACTACATCCAAAGCAAAGGATATAAGAACGATGTATTTCCCGGAAACGTATTAGGGGACATGAGCGATAAGGTTTGCGAAATGATAACCAATTTAGGCGATGTAGTCGGGCGTGACATTATCAACCAAGCATTTGATGAAGAAGAAAAAAGAAGTACTAACCTAAACACTGAAAGCCATGTTTCTGAGTAAAGATGCCGAAATTCTGATAAATGCCCTTAGAGGTGAAGATAACGATACAACCGCTTTTAAAGCTGCGATATGTGATGCCATGTCTATTATCATGCTTATGCACCAAGTACACGCCTCAGAGAAAGAGAAAGAAATGTTGGTAAACGCTATTGATACGTTGGTAAACTATAACGAGTTGATAACCGCATTAGCAAAAGAGAAATGAAAGTGCAATTTAATGAAATCGCCTACGAAGCGCAATCAACAAAAAATATTGCACTTGATGATATCGTTTGTCTTAATGGAATAACCGGCTATGTAGATGCTATTCTGGATGAGTTCATTGTTTTGATTGATGAAGCAAATAGAAGCCACCGTATTGCGATACGTAGCATAGAATCAGCTTTCATGCTTCATAGGTTCAGAGAGGTAAATCACGCAAGTATTGAGCTATGAAACGATATATTTTTTTGCTGGCAGTAGGTCTTATCCTGCTGCTGGCTACACAAAGCGAATATTGTTTGAGTAATATAATCGGGCTGGCAATGGCTTACACTGCCTGCTATAAATTGAATATGTTTTATGAGTAAAGAAATAAGAATCAGCGTTCTTGCTGAATCGTGGTTAGGCAGATGGAACAATAGAGAGGACAGACGGACAATGCTTGCCGACATTAACAGAATCATGTGCCAAATAGTAAACGACCAAGCGGAAGAAACAATAAATGACGGAGAAGCCTTTGATATGCTTCTTACATTGACTAATCTTTCCATGTTTATAGAATCATTAGGAGAATAAGCTATGCAGACAGTAGAATTAAAATTGATAGTTGAAACACTATCTAAGTGTTCCGATGATTTTTCAGACCAATACGAAGTGTTTAAAAAGGATGCCTCAATAGACCTACAGGATGAATATGATAAGTTTATGTGTGGGCTATGCGATTGTTATGAAGCATTAGGCGTGGTGATTGGCACAGCAGAAGTGGAGAATATCAAGAAAGGAGATAAACCGTAAAATCTATGGATTTGCAACAGTGAGGGAGTTTCTATTTGGGGAGCTCCCTTTTTAGTGAAAGCCATAGGTCAAAAATGACCATTGGTGAAAATCAGATACTACTCCCAATTATCATGTGAATATTCGTTATGTAGAGATATAGCGTAAATGTACTATTTCACGCGCGTATGATTACGGAAAAAGCTTCTTGATATGCTGTAGTGGCATATTTTATGAGAAAGAGTGGCACTGAAACTGTGTGTGAACTTACTCTTAATAGGATTCTGGAAGCTAATAAACGACAATGTTACGCTAATTCGTGTGATAATATATTGATTATTAGTGTGTTCTGCTTGACGTAACCGTAACAGCGTAACACGTAACATAGATAAAGTTTATCTTATTAGAATGCAGTGTTTAGATATGCTTTTTAGTATGCTATTAAAGATTTCATTTTATGGTATGTACTTTAGATGTTGTGCAAATGTTGTGCAAATATACAATGCTTGATTTTTAAATGCTTGAAAACTAATAATATATCTAAATTATATTTATTCTCTACCGGGATTGCAAGGCTTTCGGAATAGACATAGTACCCTCTAGTGAAAAACTGGTCGGTGAATTGACTTCCGAAAGAATTGTCATCCACGCAAAGAAGCAACAGCCAGGCACCTATTGGAAGAAGTCTTTTGCTGAAGTGAATCTTTGCGTGCCCGATTTAAGCGAGAATGAAGCGAACACCATCCGTCTGAATGAGCTTGAAAGAGAAGCAAACAAACGATTTGATGATGTGGTAAGCACCTATGACGGCACAACCTATCGTTACTCGATTGATTCGATCGGCACGGAAGCGGATGAAGCTTTGAAGTGTCATTATGTGAATGTGAGAATTTTGTTTAATGTGTTAAATATAAAATAGTTATGATTACAGCAGTAGAAATAGATGAACTGTATTATGCAGAACCAATAGCATCGGTTACCAATAAAGCAACAGGTTTGTCAGGTGCGGAAGTTGCTGCTATCCTGAAAAATGCGGCTACAAAGCAAGTGAAAAATGTGCATGGTGATACATTCCAATACGAGGAGTCAGAGGCGAGTACTACCCGGTATAAGAATGCCTTGACTGGTGAGTATTATAGAGAGACATCAGAACCGGGAGAAGTGAAACTTAACTTCACTATCGGCGAGTATGATTACGCTACTAAAGCTGATTTGCAAGGTGGTAAATCTACTGATAAATCTTGGGAAAGAGGTAAATACAAGCCTATTCATAAATGTGTGATTGGTAAAACCAAAGACGGAGTTTATGTTGTGTTCCCGAAAGCGGCTATCAATGCTCGTGGCTCTAATACCGATAAGGCTGTCGGATTGGCTGTTTCAGCCGTTCCCCTTTCCACAGGTGTGGATGGTTTGGCTTCCGAGAAATGGTTCGATGAATCTGAAGTTGTAGCGCCAGAAGGTTGATAGTTTTGATAAAAAAGATTGATTAACAGAAAGGGATGGCAGTAAAATTTCATCCCTTTTTAAAAAGGGGCAATGATGAATAAGGGTTCAAAGATAGTATCAGCTTCGATAATTGGGGCAGATTTCGTGAATGTTACGGTAAACGGCAAGTGTTACACAGTTTTTTCGCCAACGGTGCATAAACTGGCTGGTGCCGGTATGTACCTTTCTGATTTTGGGAATGAACAGGATTTGAAAAGTATTCTTAGAGGTATCAATAACTCTGACGGCGTAGCACATGCACTTTCCTGGCTTGTGAAAGACGATGATAGCCTATTTGAAGAATTATCTCAAGGAACTTTGGATGAACTCGTAGACGCTATCAGTGAGGCTTATTCTCTTATCTCGGTGGAATCTTTTACGAAGCTATCAACTTTGGCGAGGAACGTGTCGAGTCTGGTAGCAAAGCAGAAGTAATCGGAAACGATTGCTTTCTTGGACAGATTGCATCGTTCATTGAAAATCTGCATCTGTCGTATCGGGAAGTGGTTTATGAAATACCATATAGAAACTTGGTTATCATGCAAAAGGATAAGCTGCATGTGGTGTATGGAGAGAGGGTGAAAAAAACATCTGGAAAGGAATTAATAAATCGTAGAGGAAGGAAATAGGCATGGCCAAACTATATTTTAAAAATTTTAAGCTGAGTCAAAAGAAGAAATCAAAGAGGTAAAAGCGCAAGAGACATTGAAAATCAACGTCAGCGCATTGCAAATCGTGCTCTTGAAACGGGAAACAGAAAAAGATTAAAACGTGTCAATCGTGTAGCAGACCGTTATTCCCGGAACATTTATGAAGCACAGGGCAGCCCATTCGGGAGAGCATTTGATGCAAGTCGTAAAGTTTCTCGTAGAACTTATATGGGAAATGTTAATGGGTAAAAAGAAAGCCGGAGAAATCCGGCTTATCTTTTTGATAATTTTCGGTTCTTTTTTTTAGAAATAGGTTTTGGTAGCAATATCCTATGAGAAAGAATATACTTAATCGCAATCGGCTTAAACTTTATTATTTTAACTTTAATTTTATCACCAACTTGTAAATTTGTTTTTGTGAGTATTTTAGTTCGCTCCCAATTTAGATGATGTTTATTCAAATAACCAACAAAACCAGATTTAAATTCCACAATTGCTCCATGAGGTTTTATAGAAATAATTTTCCCATCGTATTTTTGGTCAATGACAGGCTCATCTAGTTGATCACCTTGTTCTTTTACTTTTTTTTTATAACATCTAATTGCTCTATGAATTTTTTAAATCCATAGTTATATTGAGAATGTTCTTTTATTACCTCAGCCTTTTTGATGTTTTTTAAAATTTTGTCATAAACTTTTTGAGCATTAGGTGAGTTTTTGTCTTTTTCAGGAATGCCTAATTTGTCTTTAGCTAATTGTTGATTAAGCTTATTAATACATCCGGTTGTACTACACTTTCTTTTATCTGTATAATATATTGGCAATAACCAACACTCCGTTTCATTAAAACAAATTGCAAATATAATTTTCTCTTTGTATTGGATAAGCTTTTCTGCAGGAATATTCTTTAGTATACGAGGTATGATTTCTTCATATAATTCAGTATCAGATTTGGTGGAACCATCTTCTTTTCTAATTTTTATATCATATCCAACTTCTGCACAAGTGTCTGTGTCTATTTGAATCATAATATAGTCATTAGTAGATAGAATGTCATCAAAATTTGCTTCTGTACAATAATTGAGAACGTTGAGCCAACCACCAAATCCAATCTGTTTTCCTCCCTTAATTTCAGGTTGCTTAGGGTTTATAGCGATTTCATCTCCTAGATATCTTTCTGTCAAATATCTGATAATACGATATTCGGAAGGACCTTCACATATTAATCCAAAAGTTATCATATTCTTCTTTATTTAGAAATTCTCAGGTAATCCACCTATGTATCCTTTTAACCATGCTTCTGATAAAGCTAAGTTAGTATCTGTTTTATATTCAATTCTATTAGCTTTAGTATAGCCATCAATATTTCTTCGTATGACAAATAATCTTTCATTATCATTTGTGATATCTAGTCCATCAAGAATAGCAGGACTATGTGTTGTTACAATAACTTGTTTATTATGTTGCTTTGCTAATAGTATTAAGCGTTTAGTTATTTCTCGACACAATTTTGGATTAAATGATGCTTCTAAATTATCAATTGCGAAAAAAGATGGTGTGTCATCTGAAATAAATAATGTCAGATAAAACAGTAGATACAAGAACCCTTCATTTGTACTACGTTGATCAAAGAAATGGAGAGTATCATTTATATATTTGTCTTTTACTCTTAATGAAAACTCATTTGATAATTGATCTTTCGGGATTTCTAAGTCATCAAACCAGTCTAATATACACAAGTTCTCTTTTATTTCTTTTAATATTTCAATGCCATTTTCTTTTTGAGAAATCTCTTTTAAATACGCAAAAAGACCTTCTCCATTTCTTCCCAATGGGTGAATAGCATTATCTGCATCAAATTTACGCAAAATAGATTCTTCAAGAGAAAATATATTATAGTTTTGGAGACTATTATTGAATGAAGGTACTGTAAATTCAAGCTTATTTGTGTTAAGATTTATTTTTTTTAAATTCTCATTAAACTGACTCATTAGTTTTTGTATGTCAGATTTTTCAATTTTTAAAGATGGTAACTTGTCTTTGATGGTTGTTAACTCAATCTTAGATATAGTTTCATGTAATTTCTCAATCATTTCATTGAAAGAAAGATCTTCCCATTGTGCAGGTTTTAAATTAGTATTATACCTTAATTTGAAGTTTTTGTTGAAAATACTTGATTCTGAGAATGAAATATCAATATATATATAGCGATTATCATTATTATCGAAGGCAGAATACATAAAAAATGGCTCTGTATATCTTATGCCCCTATTGGCAAAAAATTCCCTATCTAATTTATGTACACTTGCTGCTGCTCCTAAAGAAATGCCTTCAAGTATATTAGATTTTCCACATCCATTTTCACCAATGAAAACATTGAATTGCCCTAAATCGACTGTTAGGTCAACAATGGATTTGAAGTTTTTTATTGAAATTGATTTTATCATAATTATCTTGATTATTGCACAAATATAGTGTTATTAAATAATGTTATAACAATATATGGGTTTAATTATTAGTCCACATAGGCATTTATAAATTTTCCGCCAACTTCTTAATATCATCCTTGCTATTCACGACATGGGTATTGCTCCCAATCCGGATGGCTCCGACTACTTCGTCGGAAGACTTTTCGAAAAGATCTGTAATTTCTACTCCGAGAGCATCCGCTATTTTAGAAAGGGTTTCAATGGTAGGATTGCCTTTTGATAATGTATTAGCTAATGTCGAACGGGCTATCCCCATTTTATCAGCTAATTCCTGTAAGGTGATACCTTGCATTTTACAGTGTTCAGTAATTCTTAGATTCATAATCGTGTACTTTAATTTTATACAAAGGTACGCTTCTTTGTGTGTTGTACTATTATAATAGTATTAAATAAGGTTAATATACCAATTAAATGGTTCTTTTTGTTTTGATTTGTACTATTAAAGTAGTATGTTTGTGCCATCAAAGTACAACAAAGTAGTATAAACGCTAAAACATATAATTATGAAACGCTTCAATTTATCTCAAATTATGAAAGACGCTCATCGCTTCTACAATAGTAATTCAAGAATGGGCAGAACCTTTGGTGAATGTCTTAAACTCGCTTGGCGTTGGGCTAAAGATGCTATCAAGTTCACAGAAGAAAGAGAAGCTAAGATTAAGGCTATGGCAGCTAATTATAAGCCCGCAGAGCGTACTTCTCATGTTGAGGGTGGACTTACTTGGTTTGACTGCTACAATGTGAATAGCAAAGGTTATATGGGGTCTCAATACTGCGGTGATTAAACAGATAGAAACGAATAAATAACTTAAAACATAAATATTATGGCAACAATCGGATTTTCAGACGAACAATTAAAGGTTATCAATAGCCTTCGTGACAAACTCTCTTTAAATGGTATAGCGACAATAGATGCTTATCACGCCATCTTCTTTGTGACGAGTACATTCACTCGCAATCATGCTGAATCACTTGATAATGCGGGATTATACTTTGACCTGACAGCGAGTAACGGGTATATGGTTTTGGATATAATGAAACAGAGTTGAGTTTATGTATTTATTGGTGAGAGTTAGGGGCGTTGGGAGACGTCCCTTTCTTTTTAGTCTTACTTTTGTTTTAGTTCGAGTTTCGCTCCGCAGTTGGGGAGAGTAATCATGGTGCATTGGCAAATATTAATATGTGATAATATTTATCTTCTCATCAAACATCTTATATATTGTATCTGCAAAGTTTTCTGTCTTATTTGAATTGTTGTCTTTTAACACAGCTTTAATATATGCTTTATAACGGTAAATAGGTTTAGCAGCTGTTCTTTGGTTAATTCTTAATTTAATCAAACTATCTTGCTCAAAACAGTATTTTATGGAATCGCTATATTGCTGGAATTTCTCTTGCTCCTCTTTAAAGTCCTCAATTTTAATTTGTGTTATATTATCATTTGCTCCAAACATTTCTCTATATAATCTTACTTGTTGTGATAAAGGTTTCATGAGTTCTATTTGTGTTTCCATCATGTTTTTAAAATATTCTATTTTATCAAGATTTATGTTCAACCTTATTGTGTCAAGATAATTCTCGTCTTTTATATTATAACTTTCATAAGAATATTCAAGAATATCTAATGTTGCGTTCTCTTTAAATGCATTATCATTTAATTCTTTGATAATAGCATCTTTCATTTTAGTTAGGTTATTTTCCTCCTCGCTCTTGCAAGAAAAAAGAATAATTAGCAATATAGCTAATGTGAATAGATTCTTTGTCATAAGATAGTATATTTAAGGTTAGACTTCTGGATTCAATTTGATTTCTTTCCCACAATGAGGGCAATGTATAATTCCTTCTGTAGGTTTATCAAATAGTTCTATTACTGACACCCCTAAAGCTGTGGCTATTTGCTCTAATCTCTTTAATGGCGGATTACCATTTTCACCCATAGCGATACTTAATCCTGTTTCGGTCATACCTATCATAGAGGCAAGTTCTTTTGCGGTAATCCCTTTTTCTCGCAATAATTCTTTAATTCTCATTTAAACTAAGTTTTATGCTACAAAAATATGTATTATTTAAATAATAAGCAAATAATCTAATTGGCAATTTGATATTTTGCATCTATTAACTATTTGTATTTGGTAGTGTATTTAAATATCAGTTATATTTGCAATATGAAATTTAAACAGCATTTAAATAACTAATAAATATAAAGACTATGGCAACAAATTTTAAAAACCAAATGAGAGAAGTAATGAACGAGGCTTGGCGCATGTTCAGAATCACGGGCGAAAGTTTCGCAGAGTGTCTTAAAAGAAGTTGGTTGCTTCTGAAGCTGAAGGTACAAATGAAGAAAAGAACGGTTCAGTTCTTCTATCAGAAAGTATCAGGTGAAATCAGACAAGCATTTGGTACGCTCGAAGAAAGTGCAATAGCAGGTAGTGTAAAAGGTACGGGGCGTAAACCGAATGAGAACCTATTCACTTACTTCGACAAAGAGAAAAATGAATTTCGCTCTTTCAAGAAGTTCAATATAATAAGAATAGCTTAGTATAAATAATGTGAGCAGGTACTACCAATACCTGCCCACCATAAAATCAATAAAGAATATGAGTTCAATTATCAATTTCGATTACAAAGGTAGTCAAATTTCGTTTGAAAAGGGTAAAAACGTCATGGTAAACCTTACATCAATGGCTAAACCATTTCCAGAGAAGAATCTCACGCAGATTATTAACTCACAAGAAATCAATGACTACTGTATTTCTCTATCCAAACTACAAAATTATAGTTTGGCTGATTTACTGATAGTTAGGCGTGGCGGTAATAATAATGGTACTTGGGCGCATCGCCTCGTTGCTATCCGTGTTGCACAGAAACTAAACTCAGATTTAGCTGTCTGGGTAGACATGAGAATAGAAGAACTTCTCACCACTGGCGTTACCACCGTCTCCAATGACGACGAAGCAATAGCCTATGCCATGACGGTACTCAACAAGCGTTTAGAAGCCGCCAGAGCTGAGAAAGAACGATTAGAGATAGAGAATCAGCTACAGAGTGAACAATTGAAATTAGCCGCCCCTAAAGTACAATACGTGGATGAAGTATTGCAATCCTCACAAACCTATACGAGTACCCAAGTAGCTAAAGAATTAGGCATGAGAGAAGCGGAACAGCTTCATAAGGTGCTCAAATCGAAAGGCATCATGTTCAAGCAGTCAGGGCAATGGATGTTAACAGCAAAGTACAGTGAGAAAGGCTACACCAAGCCTCGTACAGTCACTTTCCCGCGTTCGGATGGTTCACAAGGAAGCAATACAATTACTGTATGGACGGAAAGAGGCAGAGCGTTTCTTCATCATTTGTTCGGCAAGCAAAACCAATCGGCATGATAGAGGTAACACTAATCTTTGGCAGCCTGTACATAGGTTACAGGCTGTTCAAAAAAGACGGTGAGAGATTTTTCTATTAGAGTATAAACACATAAAATATAAGCGATTATGATATTTAAAGGTAGAACATTGAACCCTATTCAATCTGAATATGTAGGATTGAATGATATAGTAAGTATCAACGGTATTATTGGATGGCTTGATTTCATTGGTGAAGATATGATAGCTGTAGTTGACGAGAAAGAGATACTTCATAAAATAGCAACCGAAGAGATTCATTCTGTTGTGAAGTACACGAATTTCATAAACGGAAACATGACTAATATACCTATTCGATCATTAATAAAAGCGGCTTGATTATGTTGTCTTTAGAAGAAGTTACTAATGTTAGGACAGATGGTGAATTTGTGATAATAGAAATCACATTATTTACAGCACTATTGCGCAATCCTTCATCCAAAAGGGCAATAAGTATTCGTTTGTGTGATTTTTGGAGAGTGGTAGATGCGGTTGATTATCTGTCGGGTTTGAAAGTAAAGAATAACCGTATATGAATAACACGATTATCAAAAGGCAGCCTTCGCACGACTTTATGGGGCTGCCTCTCTGTTAAATAAACACAAATTAGATATTCGCTTTGCAAGCATAGCAAATTTATTTAGAAATGCTTGAATTGGTTGAAAATCAGTATTTTGGTAACACAAAAATAATGCTCAGATTTGCAACAAGAAAACAACGAAGCGTCTCGCGTGGCTGCCGGACGTAACATAGATATTTTAAAAGCTCTATTCGAGTAACTATCAGGCAGCCACATTTTGATAGTGAAAGAATGGGGCTTTCTCTTTTATATGATTCTAAGCGTAGATAAGGTATGAAAGAGGGTTCAGCAAGTCGGTAAGGCGTGAAGAGGTTCGAATCCTCGCTTGCTACAAAATCGGACAAAGAAAATCCCCAAAGGCGGTAAAGTCCGAGCCGCCAATGGGGATAATGTTTAACTGTTGCAAATATAAGAATTATGAATCAATTAACAAAATCAAGTTCAAGCGAAGAAATAAAGATGTATTTCAATGCTATTTTAAAGTTAGCGAAAGCGAGTGAAAAATATCCGGTTAATCTGGATGAAGTTTGGATGTTGGTGTATGGTAGAAAATCGGATGCTACTGATGCGCTACAACGTGATTTCGTTGAAAATGACGATTATCAGGTTTTACGGCAAAATCCGCAAAACCCTCAGGGCGGCAGACCGACAAATGAATATCGCCTGACAGTATCATGCCTTGAATACTTTATCGTGAAAAAGGTACGCTCAGTTTTTGAAGTGTATCGCAAAGTCTTTCACAAAGCACCTGAAATAACAAAGCAATTAAGACAAGCAACTGTCAAAGATAAGATTGTAGTGGCGGATTGGCTAACTGGTTTTCTTAATCTGAACGAGAGTAGTAAACTCGCTTTAGCTAAAACTATCGCAGAACCTTTAGGGCTTCCTACACCTGATTATACACTATCAAAAGGTATTCTGAAATCAGCTGGCGAACTTCTGAAAGAAAATGAATGTGCAATCAGCGCACAAGTATTTAATCAGAAAATGATTGAGAAAGGTTATATGGTAGAACTAACTCGTCCATCAAGTAAAGGTGGTGTGAAGAAATTCAAATCAATAACAGGTGACGGGTTGAATTTTGGCGAAAACCAAGTAAATCCCAACAGTCCTAAAAGCACTCAACCGCTTTATTATGAAGATAAGTTCATTGAGTTACTTATTTTATTACAATTAGAACAAATAGCTTGAACAATATGCGTACTTCGTTAAGTCGAGGTACGCTATTTATATTTTAATCATTTCAAATTGGTATATTTGTGTAAATATGTAAAAGAAATAATTTGTGAAAAAGTATTATGTATATATTTGGTTTTTAGTAGATACTAATGAAGTTTTCTATGTTGGAAAAGGTTCTGGAAATCGGGTTACAAGTATGAAAGATCGGAATCGACATTTTCGCAACATTCGCAGAAAGTGTAAGTGTGATTATAAAATTGTCGAATACTTTGATAATGAAGATGAAGCCTATGATTTTGAGTTGAAATTAGGAATGGAATATAAATCAAAAGGTCAAGCATGGTGCTGTTATGTTCTTGGCAAAACAGATAAGTTTCTCTCCTATGAGACGAAAATGAAAATTTCAAAAACACTCAAAGGCAACACTCCTTGGAACAAAGGATGCAAAATGCCTTTAGAGCAAAGGATAAAATTGAGCAAAATAAAAAAAGGTTTATCTCAGAGTGAAGAGACAAAGAAGCGTAGAAGTTTATCTTTAATTGGGCATAAAGTATCAAAAGATACAAGAACGAAAATATCAGCATCCCGTATTGGCGAAAAGAATCCAATGTTTGGAAAAAAACAAAGTGAAGATACCATTAAAAAACGTGTAGCGAAAATAGTAGGTCACGAAGTGTCAGAAGATACAAGAAAAAAGATTGGGGTTTCAAACGGTAAACGTGTTGCCATGATTGACCCTAATACAAATAAAATACTTAAGGTTTATGATAGTGCATCAGAAGCTGCAAGGCATAATTGTCTGAATCATAGTAAAATTTCAAGGGTTTGTAGAGGTAAGAGGAAGACAACCGGTGGATTTATGTGGAAATATGTTGTATTATTATTGGTCTTTTACGTATTTATAAGAGTAAACAGAGGGTGAGAAATCACCCTTTGTTTGTTACTATAATTGTAATATCTCTACCATTGTCGTCCAAACATTTGCGTGAAATAAGCACAACTCGGATAGATGGAGTTTCCCATTTGTAAAAATCACTCAAACAGTCATCTTTACTTGTTGCGGATGTATTGGCATCTGATTTAGAGGAAACATCGCTTCCTAAATTCTCGGATAATGAGTTTGTGTATTTATCGATTTTGTCTTTTAGTTTTACTAAATCCGTGTCTTGTTTATTTTCTTTTTCAAGATAGTTTAAGACATAAATGTAAGCTCCATCCTCTTCTTTGGGTGGTACTTTTGAACCGTAAATATCTTTTATAGCAGAGTCTATATTATGATTTGTAGAGCATCCACATAGCAGAGCAATACATAGTATTAGAAATGTTATTTTATTCATGTATTCATTTGTTTTTCGCAAAACTACCTAAAAATACACTATCTGCAAATTATTTCACGACAATCTTTTAAATGTCGTGCTTTTGCAATCTTGAAAATAGCAAAATAAGCCTCCAGTATCTACCTTCACATTTATTTTCTCACAATCGGGCTGTTGTGATGTATTCGTTGATAAAAACGTTTATGAAGGCTTGCGCATGTAGTAACTTAATCGAGTCAAATAGGAAATATGTAACCTTTCGTCTGTTGTCACGAATTTGATGAAAGGAAATACAAGAAAGGTATAGATATACGGTAGTTTTGGATATTAAATAATTAAAAAGAGAATAAAATGGCTAAGCTTTATTTTCGCATTGGCGCAGATTTTGACAAAGTTATTAAACTGCGCGAAGAAATTGCAAAACTGAAAAACGAGTTGAAAAACATGGATGGTGCAGCATCGCCTGATACATTTAAAAAATTAAATGAACAGTTAGGGGAAAGTACTAAGAAAATGAATATCCTTATTTCTGATGCCGCCAAAGCTGGGGCAACAATGGAAAACGACTTCAAAAAGGGTATTTATGACGGTGAAAAAGCTGTTAATTCCCTATCCGAAGAAATCATCAAACAAAAAAACATCATACGTGAAACGCAGAATGATGTTTCAATGCTTACGGAGCAATATAAGAAGTTAGGAAAATATGACCCTAAAATACAATCTTTATCGGATGAATTGAATCGTGCAAAAGCAGCATTAGGAGAACAAAAATATGCTCTCGGTGAATTACAATCACAACAGGCTCTTGCGAGATTATCTACCAAAGCTCTAAAGGATGAATACGCTTTGTTCAAGGATGAAAGTAAGGCTGTTATTACTGTTAACGAAGGTGTAGGAGTTTCATTTAAGAAGATGCTTGCTACTATTGGCGGAATTGCTATGTTGAAACAAGTTGCTTCAAATGTTGTTTCAACTGCTGGAATGTTTCAGAAGTATGAATCTGTGCTAACCAATGCTTTAAATGGTAGTTCTGAAAAAGCGAAATCGTATCTGTCTGACATAAATAGCTTTGCTGCAAAGACAAATTTTCAACTAAATGAGCTGACGGATGACTTTATAAAGTTTGTCAATCGTGGTGTAACTCCTTCGATGGATGCCATGAAGAAGATGGGAGATTTCACTAATACCGTAGCTAAACCATTCGATCAACTGACAGAAGCGATACTTGATATAAATAACTCAGAGCGTTGGAAAGAGTTCGGCGTTCGCGTCCAAACAGAAGGGGATAAGGTTAAACTCTCGTTCCGTGATATGACAGTTGAATGTGACAGAACGGTTGAATCTGTGATGAAAGCAGTTGAACAATTTGGTTCAATGAAAGGCGTAGAAGGTTCTACGGAAGCCATTTCAAAGACGATTGAAGGACAAATGTCAAACCTTGAAGATACAATAACTACTGCTTTGGCTGAGATAGGACTTGCTAATCAAGATTTGATTTCCGGAAGTATATCTGCTGCTGATACTGTAGTTAAGAACTACGATATTATAGGTAAGAGTGTGTTGGCTCTTATCGAAATTTACGGTGTTTATCGAGCTGGGCTATTGGTGAACTCCATTGTTGAACAAGGATTTACAAAGGCTATGTGGGGAAAGGTTGCAGCAACCAAATCCGCTACTTTGGCTCAAGCTACTTACAACAAAATTTTAATGATGAATCCTTATGTATTGGCTGGTGCTGCCGTTGTTTCTTTAGGTATAGCTATGTGGACGTTAGCAGACAATACTACAGAGGCGGAGAAAGCACAAGAACGCTTTAACAAGAAGCAGGAAGAAGCCGCTAAACAAGAGCAAGAACATAAACAGAAAATAGACTCTCTTGTACAAAGTACTCGTGACATTGCTTTGTCTGATTTGCAGAGGGGGCAGAGTTTGGCTGAACTACGTAAGGCATACCCTAAAATATTTGCGCAATATGACATTGAAACAATAAAACTTGCAGATATTCTTAAATTGAAACGTCAAATAGCAGATGAAGATGCTAAACGTGTTGGTGAGAAAAAAGAAAAGGAACTTTCTGATCTTGAATCTGAAATCAAGTATTATGAGAATCTATTAAAAACATTATCTGGACAACAAGGTGTTGATGGATATGTGAAGAAACTGAAAGAACTTCGTGCTGATCGTGATGTCATGCTGCAAGAAAAAGGGAAAAGTATCTCAGAACAGTTCATTTCCAATCTTAAAGATGTTGATATTAGTGAGTTTGACCGCTACATCTCTGAGTTAGAAAAGCGTATCAAAGGAAAGGGTGAAAACGGTACTGTGAAATTCCGTTTACCTATTGATGTACAGGGCACTTTGTCTGATGAAGCAATCTATAATGTGAAAGACATAAAAACACTTATAGACACAGCAAAGTCTGCCAAGCAAACCCGAATTGATTCAGAGAAGAATAAGTCCACCTACCAGCAAGACCTTGCGAAAGCCAAATCCGATTGGGAATCTGCCAAGAAAGGTTACGAAACTCTTTTGAAAGATCAAAAGGCTACATCCGAGCAAGTTAAGAATGCCCGTGAGGATATGCAGTCGAAAGAGAAAGCCTACAAAGATTTAGGTGGTATTACCGGTAGTTCGTTAACCGAGCAAGAAAACCAAGCAAAGAAAGAAACCGAAAAGCAACTCAAACAGCAAGAAGGCATTCGTTCCCAGAATGATAAGATCTCTGAAATAGAACGCAAACAGGCAATCCAGCGTAAAAGGCAGGCTGAAGATATGGAAATGGAAATTTCACGGTCTGAGATCAATGCCATGGCTGATGGATCTGAGAAAAAACGTATGCAGAGGGAATTGGATAACCGGAAAGAGATCCAATCACTGGAAAGACAAAAAGAAGATATGATCCAGGCTGTAATTCAAGCTGAGAAAGAGATTTTTGATGCTCAGGAAGAGTTGAAGGTTAAAGAGAATAACAAATATCAGAAAAAGACTTTTGATTCTTCTAAGGTAGATACAGGGAAGATTAGCTCTATCTGGGATACCATTATGGAAAATACGTCCAAAAAGCAACTTGATGATAAAATACGCGATCAAGAGGTAGCTTGGAATGAATATCTTATCAAGTTTGGCAACTATCAACAGAAAAGGCTGGCCATTATTGAGAAATATGATAAGGCCATAAAGGAGGCCGAAACGGCGGGTGATGCAGCTATCTTGATGAAAGAGAAAGCTAATGCGCTTGATGATTTTGACAACTCCGTGAAGAATAGTACGACTTTAATGGGACAGCTTTTTGTTGATGCTTCCCAAAAGAGTGTGAACGAGATTCAGTCCATTATTGAAAAAGCCGAATTATTGATGCAATACCTTGGTGCCGTTAAGGATGAACAGGGAAATGCTCAAATCGGTGGGAAGACAGTTTCAAAGAAGGATATTTTAGGTCTTGGGATAAGTGACAATACCCTTCAAAATTTGGAACTTTCAACAGATCAAGTAGAAGCGCTCAGAGATGCTATTGATCGTTTAAAAGGGGAATTAGGTGGGAAAAGCCCTTTTAGACTTTTCGAAACGCAAGTAAAGCAAGCGACTGATAAGATAGCACAAGGAGGGAAAAAGAATATTGCTCAAGGTGTTTCAGAAATAGGGAATGCTATTGTTCAATTTACTCCTGCTATATCTCAGTTTGGTCAGGACCTCGGTACAATCTTCGGTAACGATGATCTTGGCAATAAAATAGCCGGTATTTCTGATACGTTAGGTGGAGTTGGTCAAACAGCCATGGGAGTTGGTCAGATAATGTCTGGTGATATTGTAGGTGGTGCCATGAGTGCTGTTTCTGGTATTTCATCTGTTGTAAAGGCCTTGGATGGTTTGTTTGGCGCTGATTATTCCCGATACAATGAAATGAAGTCACAATATGAAGCTCTTAATTCAGTGTGGGATGAACTTATCAATAAGAAGAAAGAGTATATTGATATGTCCTATGGGGATGAAGCTTATAAAGTAGGGAAAGAGGCAGAAACCCTGATAAAGCAGCAGACCCAGAGATATTATGAACTTCTGAATGAATTAAGGCAAAGCGGCTCAAGTATTGGATCAAGTTCTTTAGGCAAACGAATAGAAAAAAGACTTAATAAAGAAGATTGGGCCAGGATATCCGGTGCTGTCGGTGAATCTGTCACGAATGCAGAGTCATTGCTTAATCTTTCTGCAGAACAATTAAAGGAAGTACTTGCCGATCCTAAACTGGTATCTGTCCTTAATACTGTAAACGGTGACTTTGTAAAATACATACAGGATATTGTCAATGGCTCTGAGAAATTAGAGGATATACAGAACCAAGTAAAAGAACAGCTTACCCAAGTTTCATTTGATAGTGTATTTGATAACTTTGTCGATACCTTGATGGATATGGATAGTTCGGCAAAAGACTTTGCTAATAATTTTGAGAGGTATATGCAGAAGGCTATGCTTACCACTATGCTTGGTAATAAGTATAAAGCCGAACTACAAAAATGGTATGATGCTTTTGCTGCTGCTAACGATAATAAAACAGGTATTTCTGAGGAAAATTATAAAAAGTTGCAGGAGCAATGGAACGACATTGTTACCGACGCGGTTAAAGAGCGGGATAAATTGAAAGAGTTGCTTGGCTGGACATCCGAATCTTCCTCTCAGGATTCTACAAAAAGAGGATTTGAGGCCATGTCTCAAGATACTGGAGAAGAACTAAACGGACGTTTTACTGCTTTACAGATAACTGGGGAAGAGATCAAGAATCAGAGCGTAGTCCAATCCCAAGCGCTCAATCTGCTGACGGCAAAGGCTGATACAATTCTTTCTGTGAATACAGAGGTAAGGAATATTGCGGATGACACGAGGAATTTAATTGCTAATTCTTATCTTGAACTGATGCAAATTTCGGAGAATACTGGAGCTATAGTGAAGCCTATTCAACAAATGCAGAAAGATATAGCAGAAGTTAAAAAGAATACCGTAGGCTTAGCTCCCTAAAAGAAGAAGGCAGGAATTTTCCTGCCTTGCTTAGATTTCTTTGAAGGAAAGTTTTGTTATGATTGTTGTATCATTATCCTCGAAAAATATTTCTGTTTTATCCAATGAATACGACTTATTATTCCTATGGAACACAACATTGGGTTTAGTAAATTCGAGAATCTTCATATAACTGAAATCATGTTCAATTACTTCTCCTCCAAAATTAAGTTTTAAGATATGCTTTTCCTCCATATTATATAAATTTGAATTATGTGCAAATATAACAATAAAAATACAGTTTATGCCAGATTTACTTATAAACAATAAAGACGCATACGCCACATGGGGTGTGAGAATGGGAGAAAGTTTTCTTGATGTAATCGGAACGCCTGCTCCTATGAAAGAGTTCATCGAGAATAAATCCCGTTTGGAACATGGGAAGCGAGTGATAATAAATAACCCCAAAGTGGATGAACGGGAAATAACGCTTTCATTTACTATTGAGGGCAGTTCCCAATCTGATTATCAATCAAAGAAAAAAGCTTTCTTCGAGGAATTGTACAGAAGTGTAATTGATATTAAGATTCCAGCTAATAGTAACGAGGTCTACCATCTAATCTATCTTGGTAAAAGTGTTTCCTATGCGCAAAGTATAGACCGGACATTTGGTAAGATTTCAAGTAAATTTTCGGAGCCTAATCCAGCAAATAGAACTTAATTTGTGACCTTATTTCTGATGTCACAACAGTAAGCCCGAATTTTTAGGGCTTCTTTTTTTTATCTCCGACCTTTGATGTGTTATGGAACGATTAGACATCAAAGACATATCCGGCAACACCCTTATTGCAACCCTTCCCGATGAAGGTTGCAAGCGGAAGTTTATGTTTATGAAGGAAGACTACATCACGTTGAAGTTTTCCTTGGAGAATCCCATATACTTCAAACTTGGTTCATACGTTGAATGTGACTTCGGACTGTTTGAAGTGTGCGACATTCAAAGCTCCACATTCAACACCAATACCGCAGGTTATGACTATGAGTTGCGGTTGGACGCTTATTACTGGAAATGGAAAAACAAAATTTTCAAATACACCCCAGAGACAGCCGGACAGGAAGCGTCCTGGAACCTGACCGCTCCACTGGATGTTCAAGTTGGTATAGTCCTGAGAAATTTAAAAGCTCTTGGCTACACATACAAAGGACAGGATTTTGTTTTTTCCATTGACAGCACGGTTGAAAATAAAGCTCAGTTGATGTCTTACGACAACATCAACATTCTTGACGCTTGCTTTGAAATGGCGAAGAAATGGGATTGTGAGTGTTGGGTGACAGAGAATATCATTCACTTCGGGCGTTGTGAGTTCGGTGATCCTGTTAATTGGGAGATCGGTGTAAATGTAGAGGAAATGTCCCGTTCGGATTCACAATCGACTTACGCAACGAGAATCTATGCTTTCGGTTCTACAAGGAACATTCCTTCAAATTACCACCCCGTTGATGAAACGGTGGTGGTGAATGGTGTGGTTCAGAAAAGATTAATGCTGCCCGAGGGTATTCCCTACATTGATGCATACCCTAATATGACTACCGAGGAAGCCATCGAACAGGTTGTTATCTTCGATGAGGTCTATCCACGGAGAGTTGGAACGATGTCGGACATTACCACTAAAGAGTACACCGAAACCATCGAGAATGCTGATGGAACGACTACCGAAAAGAAATGGAACGCCTACCGTTTCAAGGACACAGGTATCACTTTCTCAAAGGATTATGTTCTTCCTGGTGAGGAACTGAAAATCACCTTCCAATCGGGAAAATTAAACGGTATGATGTTCGCTGTCACCTTTGACCCCGATGGCAAGGATGAACAGCTTTGGGAGATTGTACGTAACGAGGACTACGGTAGACCCTTGCCCGATGGAGTACTCGCCCCTGTCAACGGGGATAAGTATGTATTATCGGGATGGGACAGCACAAAGATAACAGAGCTTGGATTAGTGTCTGTCGCAGAGCAGGAATTGAAGACCAAGGCCGAGAAGTGCGTTACCAAGTCCAAGATAGACCCGAATACCTACAACTGCAAGATGATGTCCGATGACGCATATCGTGAAGATGGTATTCATAACCTTTACGGCATGGGACAGAAGGTGAACCTTATCAACAAGGCCTACTTTGAGAACGGAAGACAATCACGTATCATAGGTTTCGAGTTTAACCTTGACTATCCTTTTGATTCACCTGAATATACCGTAGGTGAGACTGCCGCTTATTCCCGCATCGGAGAACTGGAAGAAAAGATAGACAGCGTAACGCTTGCTGGGCAGACTTATACCGGTGGGGTTGGCAACGGTGTGTATCTTATCAGAAGGAATGATTCTACACCCGCAACGGATAGTAATACATTCTCTGCCTTGCGGTTACTGGCCATGTTTCTTCGCAAGGATCAGGTCGACACTGCGAAAGAAATAATCACCTTCCTCAAAGGTCTCCTTATCGGCAAAAAAGGTCATGGCATCAGTGTCAGTGACAGTGGTGCGGTAACGGCCGTCTTTGACGAACTGAAGAATGTCTTCAGTATCGTGTCTCCCGATTTCGTGAGTGGAGATCTGGGTAACGGATACGTATTGAAATATGATCAGAAGACTGGACGGAGTTACCTTGAAGTGGATGATTTACTTGTTCGAAAAGTGGCTTATTTCATAGAACTTATCATCAAACAGCTTCGTCATGTAGGCGGTGAAATTATTCTTACCCCGGCAAGCATGGAATGTACGAAAGTAGAGGAACTTGCTGACGTGTACCGCTGTTACTTTAAGCAAAATGACGGGGAAAGGTCCATCCGGCAAGAGTTTGTGGCAGGCGATCAGGCATGTCGCAGAACATTCAATGTTCAGGAAGGTACGTCACATAATGTTTCCAATATCTATTACTGGAGACTGGTAACGGCTGTCGGTGATGATTACATAGACTTGAGTAAAGCCGACTGTGACATCGGCAGCATGGAACCGTCTGCCGGTGACGAAATCGTGCAGATCGGTAATCGGACCGACACGACACGCCAGAACGCGATCATCCTCTCCACTGTGGGCGATGACGCGCCTTCGATCAAGCAGTACAAGGGTGTCAACGGGTATACGCTGCGTAATAAAGAGGTGACCATCCTGTCGCCAACCCTTAACAAGTTCCTCGGTCAGTTTATCTCTGAGGTTACCGGCAAGAGCTATGATGATATGTTTTCTGACCTTAAGGCTGACTTTGACATTGTTAAGGATCAGGTGGACAGAGAGTTTACAATCTGGTTCTTTGAGTACGCACCGACTTTGAGCAACATCCCGGCGGTAGAATGGACCACGGACGCTTTAAAGGCTTTACATGAGCAGGATATATTTTACAACCGGGCTTCCGGACTGGCCTACCGTTTCGAAAAGAATGCGAACGGGGCGTATAGCTGGAACAGTATAACGGACCAGCAGACCGTCAAGGCGTTGGAAGATGCCGCCAAAGCCCAGGACACCGCAGACGGAAAACGTAGGGTATTCGTAGCCCAACCAACGAACGAGAAAACTTATGACATTGGCGATTTATGGGTGAACGCCACCTACTCGGGTAGCGGTGTAAACTATTCAAATGATACCTTGAGATGCGTGACCGCCAAGGCAGTCGGAGCAGCGTTTTCAATTTCTCACTGGACCCCTGCCAGTAATGCTACAACCGCTTACATAAAAAACCTTGGCGATAGTATCCTGTTGACGGTCGGAGCGAACGATACGGAAGCAAAGCGTTTGATAAGTGTCGCCCAGAAAGCCGCTGACGCTGCGGGTGTCACAGCCGATGCCGCAAAGGCAACCGGTGAGACAAATGCTACGGCTATCAAGCAAAACAGGGACAGCATCTCTGTGGTGGCAGGAAGGTTCAACTCTGACGGCACGTTGAAGAACACGTCCGGTCTGGTAACGGGGAACGGAACATTTGCCACGCTGTTCGCCAATGCGGTCGTTGACGGAAAGATAGTCAAGCAGGCTGACATCAGTACTTTCATCACGGCCGATCAGGCCGGTAATCTGATTTCCAACGCCTCAATCAGAGCCGATAAGGTGGTGTTTGAAGGAACTTCTGTAAAGATAGCGTCCAAATACCTGGATATAACCGGGGCTGTCACCTTCAACTCCTTCAACGCTGACCTGCAAGGTACCATCAACGGAAAAGCAACGACAGGCTATGTTGACACGGCAAAGACCGACGCGATAAACAGTGCCGCTTCCACAGCGCAATCAAAGGTGGATGCCCTGTCAAATACATTAGGAAGTTTGGCGTATAAGAGTGCTGTTGAGAAGGCCATGCTGGGAACTACGCTCATCAATGGCGGGTATATCCGGACGGACTTGATTGATACAAGTACCCTTACAGTAACTGACGGGGCTAAGATAGGTTATTTTACAATCCAGAACAATGGATTTTATTCGGATGGGCACCCTTCTGTGATTACAATGAGAAACTCTGCTGGACAGGTTATCATAATCCCTCAGCAAGTAGCTATTACTCGTAATGATGGAGGAGCGTCTATATCGACTAACGGTGACAGTTATGTGGATCTTAATGGTACCAATATTAATTTAACAGCTTCTGTGGGAATAAATACCAATGGTGTATTAAATACTAATGGGCTTTTAAAAATATTGGGTGGTATATCGTTTGGCGCTAAAACCATAACTTCATCAACAGAGCTTTTAAGTACAGATCCGATATTTATTAGAACCCAATTTAGTTCGGATCTCAATGTGAGATTACCAAGATATCCCAATGTCGGACAAATATTCTTTATAAAGAGAGGTCCTGGTGCTGGAGGTCCTATCATTCAAGGTAATGGGAATAGTATGTTCTCTGGATCTGCAATTAATCAAGACTTAATTAAAGATACCGGTCAATGTGCCATCGTTTTTTGGGATGGGATATATTGGGAATATCAAAAAATTAAATGGTAATTAAAATATTATAGTATGAAAATTTATTTAGAAATATTGAAGGTATTGACAAAGAAGGAGATGTCTGGTAAATGTCATTTGCTTTATAAGTTAAGCCGGAGGATATGATTGTAAAATATTAAGTGAAACTTAAATAAATAGATTATGAAAGTGAATTTTAATGTTCCCTTTAAAAATTACAAGGGTCAGGAGACAAAGGAAATCATTGCTGACAAGGTGTCCGAAGCGTTGTATGCGCTGGGTTCGGAATCTAAAGTCGGAAATGACAGGAAGTACAGTGCCTATAAGGTATGCAAGAGAATTAACGAAAGCCCGTCCGAAGTGGAAATCTCCACCGAAGAGGCAACATTGGTAAAGGACGTATGCGCCGAATTTTTAGTAGCCGGCGGATATGGCCAGGTATGTGACTTAATTGAAGGAAAGGAATAATTATGGAAGTGAAGAATGTAAGTACATCCGCCACCAGCAAAGTGGGCGACGTGATCGTAAAGTACACCATCACGGAAAAGAATGGTAAAAAGGAAGTGTCCGGCATGTGTGTCCGTGACGAAGAGACCGTGTGTTATATGAACTGGAAGAAAGACGGTGAGATGGGTATCTCTTTCAACAGTGACGCGCTGACTTGGGAGGAACAGAAGTCAGTAACTGAACAGATCTTGGCGGACATCGAACAATTAAACGCATAGGGTAATGGGTTATATCAAGTTTGTGCTCAGGCGTACCACGGATGATCATGGTAACACTACCAACGCCCGTATCTGCCGCATCGAAAGCGACTTACCGGGCACGGGTACGCTTGAAACGAACCTGATCATGCACGCACTTTCGGCTAAGGGCGGAAAGGTGGAAGTGATAACGGTATTCACGTTGGATTACAGCGCACTGGACAGTGCTAATTATTTAGGGTAGATTATGGCAGTAAGCGAATTAAGAAAGACGTTCACGTCCGGCGACTCGTTGAAGGCGGCGGAACTGAACCAGATGGTCAGCAAGATCAACGAACTGGTGGACGGGGTGAACGACACCTCCGGGGAGGAGGACTTGCAGGATAAGATTACGAAGATCAACCAGTCCATCACCGCATTCAAGCGTTCCTTGAGCCTAATGGAAGATGAAATGGCGCGGAAGATCGACAATATCTTCATCGAGGGCACTGACCTGTATGCGGAAGCGAACGGTGAGATAGTCAGCGGTCCGCTTAACACGACCGGCGGTCAGACTGTGGTACAGCGGTATGTGCGTGTAGTCAATGAAATGGACGGGAAGACACTTTCGGCCAGCAAGGACGAACCTTGTATCATCAAGTTTAAGTTCATCTCGCAGGAACGTTACTCGGCACTGGACCCTTACGAAAACACCAACGAGCGTGGCTTATGTGAGGTCTCGGTAAAGAACGGTGATGGGGACTATGTTGTTCAGAAGCAAATGTATATCAACTCCACCGGCATTACTTCCGTTGACGTGACCGAGTTCCTCACATCGGGTGCTAATAACGTCATGGTAAAAGTGACCGGGGAAGTGACCGAAGTCACCACCCCCGCGTTCGTATGGACCGTGACCCTGACCTCGTTGACCATCAACGCGAGCAACTTCCGGTGGTGGACCGCCTATACCGGGGCAATCACCTTGCCGCTATATATAGGGGGCAATGTGAACAAAGTATTGCACGTGACGGTAGTTGGCAGCGGGTACAATCGTGAGTATGACGAGAATATCGGTACCCAAATCTATACCGAAACCGCTTATAACTATTCCATCCCCCATCCGGGAAAGACGGGTGTTTTCAAGGTTACCGCATACGTCAGTACCGTTGATGGCAGCGTGGCCACCAAAGTCGTATCCTTTAATGTGATGTGTGCCGTTACCGGTGAAGCGGTCAAGATGATCGCCATCAACAACGTTACGTCAAAGGCTATAAACTGGACTGAGAATGCCCTGTTTGATTACTCGATCTACAACGGTGACGAAGTAAATACCTCCGCCGAATTTATAGTGAACAAGGACGGGAAACAGGTCTATTCCTCTGAAGAGGACAATATCACCACGCAGGCCAAACATACTTTTTCCATTCCGATGGAAATCGACACTTTGGACAATTCGGAGTTTAACATCGAGGTGTCCGTGATGGACGGTTACAGCCAGCTGGGCAGTACGGTAGTCATCCCGGTGGACAACTCGTTGGGTTATTCCGCCGTTGCCGGCGCGGTTTTCTATATGAATCCGAAGACCCGAAGCAACGGGCAGTCCAACCGGCAGTCTGTCATCAACGAGATAACCGGTACGGCTATCCCCTGTACATGGGAAGGCATGAACTGGGGCAATGACGCCTGGACAGCGGACAGCGCCGGGAACAAGGTTCTTCGTATCATGGCGGGCGGTTTGCTGACGGTGGATTACAAACCATTTGAAAAGGAGGCGGCCCGTAAAGGCAAGACAATAGAGGTTGACTATCTGATTTCAAATGTCACTGATTACACGGAGCCGCTTATCACCATGTCCGTTCCGAACGGTGACAATTTCATCGGCCTGAATATCTATGCGGACGAAATCATCATGCACTCGCAAGTGCAGCGCAATGATGAAGTGCAGAGCCTGCATACCTTTGAGGAGAAGCGTACCAAGCTCACATTGACAATCATTCCGGACGCTTACGGGAATCAGGATTTCAACCTGTGCGTCTTGTACGTAAATGGCGTTAAGAACCGGGAGTTCACGTATGAGAACAACGATTACTTCGCGCAGGACGGGAAGATAACCATCGGCTCGGACTATGCTGACGTTGACGTATACGGTATCCGCATCTATGACAGCGGTCTGACCTCTGCCGGTGTACTTACAAACTACATCAACTGGCTGGTGGAGCGTGCCGACAAGGCGATTGCCAAAGCCTACAATGACATCCTTGACTCCAACGGTTCGGAAATCGACTTTGCCAACACCGTAGACCAGATGAATGTGATGGTGTATGACAACACCATCCCGTCCATGTCCGACCAGACTCAGCGGTTAGGCACGCTGGAGGTGTTCTGGTACGAGCACCCTGAATGGAACGTATCTATCGATAACGTTACGGCCAAGGGGCAAGGTACGTCATCCATGAAATGCTGGATCTGGAATACCCGTTACCAGCTCGACAAGAAGCTGTCTGTCATCACTTATGCGGACGGTACAACTTCCGCAGCGGGGGCGAAGTGGGCGATGACACCCCATCTTCCTGCCGGGCGTAAATTCACAGCTAAGAAAAACTACGCTTCATCCATGCAATCCCACAAGATCGGTGCGGTCAATTCCTATACCGACCTTATCCGTGAGGTTGGCATCCTGAACGAAGCCATGCAAGCCGACGGGAAAGTGCGTGTCTCAGTTTGGGAAGCTCCTTTTGTATGTTTTGAAAAACAGATCAACGAGGAAGGTGAAACGCTATACGTTTTCCGCGGACTGTACACATTCGGTCCTGATAAGGGGGATGCCGATACATTCGGGTATGATACAGATACTTATCCTAACCTGTTGAGCATTGAAGGTTCTGACAACTCACCGCTGCTCACCCTGTTCCGTGTCCCCTGGAATCCGGCACGGGGATTGATAGCCTACAATGAAGACGAAGAGGCGTATCAGTACAACGGGCAGAACTGTTTCGATTTGGGTGAAGGCGAAGTGGAGAATATATCCAAGTTCATCCCGGCATACAATTGCGTCTACCAGTGCTCTCCACGGTTGAAGCCGTTCATCGGTACGTTGACCGAACTGAACGGACAGGCCTCCGCCTACAAGAACGAACCCTACGAGTTCTGGATAGCGAAAGCCGGGGATGTGAACCAATATAATGTCTACTATTACGAGTCTTCCGTCGGTCAGTTCATAGCTTCCGATATCGGGAACGGTACCATAAACTTGAAAACGCAACTGGCCGGTTACATGGATACCGGAAACCTGTCCGCATTTACGGCAGACCAGTTGAATGAACTGTTTATCAATTCCCGTATAGCTAAGTTCAGAAATGACGCTCCGCAATACTGGGAAATCAATGATTGTCTGTTCTTCATGAACAACGTCGAGTTCAATGCCGGTACCGATGAACGTGCCAAAAATACCTATCCCTACAGCTTCGGAACGGATACCAGCCGATGGCGTTGGCGTGTGGATGATGCCGACACCCGTTTCGACACCACCAACCGCGGATTGCCTGATAAGTCATACAGCGTCGAGGTACATGACAAGGACGAAACAGGGGCGGCTATCTGGAACGGTGAGACAAATAACTTCTTTAACCTGATGGAACTGGCTTTCCCGGACGAGAAAATTGCTTCTATGCGAAGTTCCATGACAGCCATGCAGACATTAGGCGGGTTGAAGTCCGGTAACGACTTACAGAAACTGTACGCTTTCTACCAGAAGTATTACTTTGATGTAGCGCAGGAATACTTCCCTCAGAACGCCTATAACGCAGATGCGAAGTATTGCTACGAAAACGGTAAGATAGCTTACAATGACGGGCGGTACACGAACGATACCGATCCTGTCACGCAATCACTGGGAGATCACTATCTCGCCGAACAGCGGTGGATAACAAAGAGGATACTGTACATGATATCGAAGTATAGTTTCGGCCTGTTCAGTGCCAATGGAACGGATACCATCGTAGTACGTGCCGCCGGGAACTCGATCGGTTATGACATCACCCCGGCCATGGATATGTACCCTGCCATTGCCAACGGTACGAGTATCATCCGTGGCTCCCGGACGAAAGCCGGTGAGGTCTGTCATATGGAAATCGAATTGGGAGGTACGGGTGACCAGCAGAACGCCATTCAGGCGGCAAGCTACCTGCAGGATATCGGGGACTGGCACGACAAGAACGTCACCGGTTCCATGATCGTACAGGGTAAGATGCTACGCGAGATCCGGCTTGGGCATAAGACTGCCGGCATTGTGATTTCCATTTCGTCACTTACGCTTTCCAACTGTGTCAGCTTGCAGAAGCTTGTGCTCTCACGCATAGCCACGCTGGCGGGCACTCTGAACCTTACCGCCTGCAGCCACCTGAAGGAGGTGTACATCGACGGGACTTCCATCACCCAGCTTCGTCTTCCGGCAGGTGGCGGATTGGAACTGGTAGAGTTTAACGCCTTGTCCCGTTACCTCGTTCTTAAGAATTACCCGTTAATGAAGAACAGTGGTGTCCTGATAGATGAATGCGCAGCCGTAATCACTGACTTTTTCATTTCAGACTGCCCGCTTATGCAGCCTATCAAGCTCCTGACACAGATCATGGACGCACAGCAGGGACAAGGCGCCGGACATTCGTTGAAGCGTGTCCGTGCCGTCGGTTTTGATGAAACGTATAACACTTCCGACATGCTGGATAAGCTGGCCGCTTTGGCGGATGGCTCGTATGTAGGTCTTGACAGCGAAGGTGTGGCCGGTGAGGATGAATACCCGGTGCTGGACGGTACTCTGAATGTGTATGCGAATGCGTACGAGGATTCGATTCAGGCCCTGAGGGGGACTTTTAAAAGGTTGGAGTTGAATGTGATCGGTAAGTATTTTATTCGTTTTACCGATAAGATAGTCGCTCAAAGAGTCTTCGAACTATGGGATGTCAACGGTGACGGTGGAATAACCCGGGATGAAGCCGACTTGATTACATCGATACCAAGATACTTTCTGTCAGGTGATAAAAATGAAAATTATAAGAATATCACTTCCTTGGTCGGGTTTGAGAGTCTGAGTAATTGTACGGAGATCGGATATGGGGCTTTTGAGAATACCAATTTGGAAACAGCTGTCTTTCCCCCTAATCTTAAACAGATCCACCAACGTGCATTTATGGGAACTAAGATAAAGAAAGCGAATCTTCCGGATTCCTGCACATTCTTAGCTTCCGGAGGAGCGAGTGATTATATGCCTTTTTATAATTGTTCCGAGCTTGAGGAGTTTACGATGAAAGACTTTATCATACCTCCCGAAAGGCACTATACGGTTAATAAAGGGTTTTCCGATTGTCCGAAGCTGAAAAGATTCAGATGCAACTCTTTCGAATATGGGTATGATTCGATTGCGACATCCTTTACCTTACTCTCTTTCTCAAACTGTGTGTCGTTGGAAGAGTGTGATTTCGGTGAGCTGAAAGGTTATGTTAACTCCATGTCGTATGGAATGTTTGAGAATACCCCGATAGCGGCTTCATGTGTTCCCGTAAATATAATAAAGTCCGCCTCTCAATCTTATAATAACTGTACAAAATTAAGAGTCGTTGTGTTTGAGGGGAATCTTGATGTTTTAGGGCTGCGTATGTTTTTCGGATGCAATTCCGTGACGGTCATTTTTAAATCCATGACTCCACCTACGACCTTGGAGTATGGAGGGCTATCTAACGTAGTCGCCATATATGTTCCTGATACAGCTGTAAGCGATTATAAATCCAGTGTAATATCCGGCTATGCTTCCATTATTTTCCCGTTATCAGAATATAACGGATACATGCCTACTAAACTGTATGAAATATGAAATAACAATATAAGGAAAATGAAATGGGATTAAATGACTGGTTAGCGATATTAGGAGCTATAGGCGGTAGTTCGACGATTACCTGGGCAATTACTTTCTGGGTCAACCGGAAGACAAATGCTCGTAAAGAAGATGCCGCTGCTGATAGTATGGAGAACGAGAACGAACGTAAACAAGTGGATTGGTTGGAGAAACGGATGTCTGAACGTGACATGAAGATTGATTCTTTGTATGTAGAGCTCCGTCAGGAACAGTCAGCCCACTTGGAAGAGATACATAAACGGCATGAAGTCGAATTGAAATTAAAAGAGGCGGAAATGAAACGGTGTGATGTCCGTGGCTGTTCAAGCCGGGTCCCACCGAGTGATTATTAATTAAATTAAGGAGATATAGAAATGAAGTATTTTACAATCGCTGAGTTATGCCGTTCGAATACGGCTGACCGTTTAGGAATCAATAATAAGTGCAATCAAGAGCATGTGTCTAACTTGACTGCATTAGTTGATAATGTATTAGATCCACTTCGGGAGGCATACGGTAAGCCTATTACCGTCAATTCAGGCTATCGTTGCCCGACACTGAACAAGGCGGTAAAAGGAGCTGCTTCCTCTCAGCACATGACCGGGCAGGCGGCGGACATTGACACCGGTGACCGGCAACAGAATAAGCTTCTATTCGAATATATCCGGAAGAACCTACCGTTCGATCAGCTTATTGACGAAAGTAATTTTGCCTGGGTACATGTCAGTTACCAGGCGGATGGTAAGAATCGTAATCAAGTGTTGAAGCTATGAAATATCTACTCTATATTATTGTATTGCTATCAGCAGCATGGTTTAGCTCCTGTGGTAGTCACAAATCGAATATGAAGCAGGAAACCTCCATTAATACGGAGAGTAATCACCAACGTAAAGACACTGCATCATTCAGTGAACAAGTAAAGAAGGCAGAACGCGAAGATGTAACTGAAACAGTCGAAGAGGTTACAACGGTCTACGATACCAGTCTTCCAGTTGATAGTACTACCGGAACTCCCCCTGTTCTGTCTGAGACAAGGAAGACCACCAGACGGGAATCCGGTAAGCAGAGTCAGGAGGATAAATCTACGAGCTTGAATCAGTCCACAGATGTGAATAATAATCAGAAAACTGCTGTTCAGGATAGCAAGGAGAAAGATAAGCAAAAAGATGAAACGACAGTACCTCGGCAAATCGGAGGTATTATCTGTGCATTGGCTGTGCTGGTCGTGGTGATTATTGTAGGTTGGATGCTTTATATATCAAGAAAGAAGTAGTATCTTTGCTATGCTAACAATATTAATTTTATTATGGTATGGAAAATATTTATATAAAAGATAACGACAATAGGTTGATTGATTATATGAGTGATTTGCGTGGAGATGTAGCTAATCTTATTAATAGTAATATATGTAGAATGCAAGAGAAAGGGAGAAATATCACTATTAATAGTGCTGACGAATACAATAGAGATTTAATAGCAAGTACAGGATATGAAGAAAAGCAAGGGTTATATGATATATTGATATTAGAATATAATCAGAAGTACCCTAACAAGCTATTGCAACGTTGGCCGTCTCACCGTTAA